ACGACCGTCCGGCTGCAACACTGATTACGGGGCGGTTTGCCGGATGCCGGCGGCAGTGGCAGTGGCAGAGGATTGGCCGGCATAACCGTAACGAGCTTTTTCGGCGGGGGTCATTTTTTTAGCCAGCGCGTCCTTGTCGGATTGGGGCAGACGTTTGAACATATAAATGTCCATCGTTGAAGCATCGTGGGCCGCGCGTTTGGCCACGTCAGTTTCGCGCGCCTCGTAGGGCTTGGTCCGTTCCCCGGTACGCTTGTGGTACAATTCGGAAATCTGGTTTTGTATGGAACTACGGGTAATGTAGGCGGGTGCGGGCATGATGCCCACATAAGGCGCGGCCACGCGTGCGGGATTAACGCCGGCTTCCGCCGTTTTACGGACGCCGCGCGTCCAGAACGGTTCAAACGATTTGATGACGTATTTGGACACCTGGCCGGCCTGTGCTGCGGCGGGAGCATTGGGGTTGCGAATTTCGTATCCGTAGAAGTCCCGATTTCTGACCACATCAGTAACGACGGAGATCAAGGGATGCGACTTATGGCCGACGGTGGTCCACGGCTGTTTTGCGTAGGCAATGATGTCCTTCACATAGGAAGGCAGCAAAAAGCGTTCATCGTTGCCGTCCTTGTCTTTGCGTCCGGTGCGGAAGGCGAGGTAGTCCATTCCGGTCGGGGCCTGTCCAGTGAAGGCATAAGACAAAATGGCGTTGATCGTTCCAATCGTCGCCATGAGCGATACGGTGTAGGCAACGCGGTCGGGAATGTTTTCGGGGGCCTTGCCGGTTTTAATCCATTCCTGGAAAAACTTCGCGGCATCCGGGAACGCCCCGCCGAGTTCAGCGACGGTGCCGCCCGACCAGCCCGGCGCGCGAACCGCGCCTTGCACGAAATTTTTGGCTGCATTGTTTATGAACAGGCGATTGTAGCGGACCTGACCGAGCCGGGCATCCACCCGGTTCCAAGCTTGCCGGAATTGCGGCGTGAGTTCTTCCAGCGGTTTGCCGGGATTTTGTTCAATGATTCGCCAGGCCATTTCCGCGAACACGCCGGCTTTTTGGCGGGGCACGAGAAATTCCATGATGGGTTTGGCCATCAATTCAGTCAGGGCAATGGGCGAGCGCGCCGCTGCGCGCAAGCGTTGGCCAGAATACCAGTCGCGGAGCGTCTTGGCAGTTTGTTCGGTCATCAATCCATGTTCCATTTTGAAACCGCCGCCAGCCAGTTCAGTAGCTTTAACCACTTGGGCAATTCGGGGGTCTATTACGCCGTCAGGATGACGCCAAGCGTTCAAGACGGCATCGCCGGTCATGGAAGTTTTGACGGTAGAAACCGTAAAAGTCTTGAAGGTATTGGCGAGGTCGGCGGCGGAACGGTTGCCGCGCAACACGCCGTAAACGTCTTTGATGAGATTGGCCCCGGCGGAAACCTGAACGTCACCAGTGGTAAACCCGGCGTGAAAGGCGCTGCCCATGCCCAATTGGGATTGGTTTAGCGCGTTGGCGGTGCCCATCCAGGCTTTGTAAATCGTTCCCAGCCCTGGACTGTTGTAAAGGCTGGACGAAAGGTAATTATTGACGATGTCGCCCGTGGCCTTCGGCACGATGCGGTAGCCTTTGATGGGCAGGCCGACATATTTCTCGCTGGTGAGTTTTTCCAGTTCGATGCCGGGCTTGATGTCGGCCATGCCTTTGAGTTCGGGTTTATTGCGGATGAAGCTGTCAAACACCTTGAACACAGTAGGCGCAACTTTCCGCATTTCTTCCGGGGCATGAACGTAGGCTTCAACCATTTGGGCGATCTGTTCTTCCCGTTCGCGCGGGTCCCCGCCGCGATTGCCGGTGAGATCGGCAATATTGCGGAGTTCCTTTTTAACCAGGCCGCGCTGTTTTTGAGACGCGGCTTTGGTCTGGACGCCTTTTTTGCCCAAGCCGACAGCGTCAGTGACAAACGTTTTCCAAAAGTCGTAGCGGTAATTCAACTGGTGGCCAATTTCGTGGGCCAAAACGCTTGTCTCGGTGGCGAACCGGGTGCGAACCAAGTCTTGGCTCTGGTAGGACAGGCCCAAGGCCCGACTGCCGGGACCGGACGGGAACTTCATGGACCGTTCGTGCCGGATGCCCAGCTTGCCAGCGAACGCAAGCAAGCCCTCATACACGGCCTTGTCAATATGTTCCGGGATGGTGACGGTAGGCGGTCCATAGATGGTGCCGTATTTATCCGGCAACCGGACCCAACCGTCCGGGGTTTGTTTGTAGGGACTGATGACTTCCATTTCACCATCGGCCTTAAGCTGGCGGAAGTATTCGTTGGCCATGATGGAACGGTCCATTTCGGCCAGTTTCCATTTGACCAGGTCAATGGGATTGTTCGAGATGGGGCGCAAACCAAGTTCCGCGCCGGTCATAATGTCATCGAACACCTTTTGTTTGCGGAAACTTTCCTGGCCCTTCAACGGACGGCGCGTGAAGTAGGACAGCATATCTTTGTCTGACCCCGTGCCGGCTTCCAGGAATTTATCCACGCTCGCCTTAATCCAGGCTTTTTGCGCGGGGGTGGCGGCGTTGGCGTCAAAGTTCTTGCCGATGATGCCTTGTTTTTCCGCTTCTTCCATTGCGGCGTTGAAAGCCAGCCGGGATTCGCGCGTCCACATGCCGGGGAAATAATTATCGCGGACGGACTGCAAGGCGGCACCGGCAGTTTCGAGCTTGTCCAGACGTTCCTGAAATAACTTTTTGATCTGGCTGGCAGCGGCCTGAAACCGGCCTGTGAGCGGTCGGCCTTGGGACACATCCGACATGAACTTGATGCCGGGATTCTGGCCGGGCGGAAGTTTTTCATTATGAACACCGAGCCGGTCAAAGAATTTGGAAACGCCGCGCAAACCATACGCCGTGGCTTCTGCGCGCCGGTTCATGGCACCCAGTCTGGCCCCCAACTTTTCCGCCGCGCGCAAGTGGGCCGGGCTTTTGGCAGTGGGCAACAGCAAGGATTGAATGCCCTGCTTGACGGCGGTGGCGGTAGCCAAGCCGGGCGTCTTGGTCTTAATCAACGTGGCCAGTTGTTGCGGCGTGCTGGCCAGCGGGACCGGGCCGGGCGCGCGAGAGGCAGCGCCGCCGAAACCCAAAACTTTGCCTGCCCCTGCCCCGTCCGCGCGCTGATCGAGCAAGGCGATGACTTCATTAAGCCGGGCTTTTTGGACCTTGCCGTAACTTTTGTAGGATTGAGGGTCGGCCTGCATGATGGCCACTTGCCGGCGCAACATGGCGGCAGCTTTGGCCGGATTGTCACCGGCCAATTTTTCTGCGGCGTTTGCGGATTTTTCCGGGTCCACTTCCTTGACAACTTCCTGGATGCCGAACAGTTCATTTTGGGTCAATGTCTCGCCGCCAAAAGAGGTTTGCTCGGTTTTGGGTTCGACAAATTTGGCTTTCTCGCCCGTGAGGTTGAACGGCTCGTCGGCGGCGGGGAAAAGTTCGCCGGGGGCGGCGGGACCAGCGGGGCCGGGGGCAGCGGCGGTTTCTTTCTCAAATTGCGGGCGGAAAGATTCAACCTGAGATTCAGACGTAATTTTATCGGCAACAGATTGTGGCAACTTGCTTTTGGCAAAGTCCAAAAGACCTGACGTTTCGGCAGGGGCGGCGGGCGGCGGTTTGCCGCCGACTTGGGCGACGAGGTCGGGATGGAGGGACCAATTTTGCCAGCGGTCGAGGTCGGCCTTGAGTTCGCCAATGCGCTTGATGACGCCTTCCGGGTCGCGCACGTCCACGCCAAGTTTCTTGGCGAGTTCCGGGCGTTTGGCTGCGCCTTGCACGGCGCGGACTTGTTCCGCAATTTCTTTTTGCTGTTCAGAGGCACGCGCGGCCATTTCTTCGGCCTGTTTGATGGCGCTGTCGTCACGGCCAAAAAGGTCAACTTGTTCAGGTGCGCTGCCGGTCTGGGTTTGGACGGCCTTGATGAAGTTTTCAATTTCGTCAGGAGACCGTCCTTTGAACGCCTGTTTGATGCCCAAGACTTGCAGGTCGGCATTGCCGGGCGCGGCGCGGGCGATGGCTACGGCTTCTTCGGTGGCGATTTTTTCGGCGGACCAAAGGGAATAAAGATCATCGGCGGCATTTTTCCCCAAGTCGAAGCCGGCCTTGCCCTTAGCGCGGCTGAGTAAGCCCCCCGCTCTAGCAACTGTTTCCGTGATTTCCGGCGAGTTTTTGAAGTAATGGGCATAATCTTCTATGCTGCCTTGACCTTCGCGGATATTCGATTCGGCGTCAAATGTCAAGGCTTCGGCCAAGGTATAACCATCGGCCTCGCGCATGATTTGGGCAGGGATGGTTTTCTCACCCGTGCGCCGGGCGAGATCAAGCCGGTGGCGTCCGGTGATGACTTCTTTTTTGCCGTTGAGCCGTTCCCAAAGGACAATGGGGGCGGTGCCAACACGTTGGTATTTGCCGCCGAGTTCCTGACCGGGCACAACGCCAGTCGCAGGGTCGGCGTCGCCTTTGAAATTGGGTATGTCGGGCGAAAGAGAAATTTCCGAGAGGGGAACTTCGACAATAGGATGGCTGGCAGTGTCCGCAATCATGGCCGTAGGCGCGGGCGCGAGCGGCGGGGCGGCAGATTCCGGCACCATGCCGACCGATGAACCCAAGTTGCGTGCGGCTTCAATGGCTTCGCGCGGGAATTGTGCCATGCCCGCCATTTTAAATTCGGTGGTTGCGCCAATCTGATTTTTTTCTTCGGCGGTTTTGGCTGACCGGAATTTATCCAGTGCGCCGGTCCCGATTTGGCTGATTTGTGTGCGGGCTTTTTCCAGTGCGTCAAGGACCGGGCCGGCCTTGGGGTCGCCCAATTGTCGCAAATATAATCCGATTTGGTAGGCGGTTTCTTGCGGGTAAAAATCGTTGCGCGTGAGCCGGCGGAACATATTGACCCACCATTCGGGGTTTTGGACGACATCCCCGGCGGCGTGGAAATACCGGGCTGAAATTGACGGGCGAGTCACGCCTTTGGAAGCAAACGCTTCCTCTGGTTTGGTGAATTGTTCGGGCGTCGGCTCCGTGGGGGTTAGTGGTACTTGACCGGGCGGCGCTCCGGGTATTGGGCCGCCTCGTGTGCCAGTTGGCGGGCCTCCCGCAACGGCGGGCATTTGCCGCGCGCCTTCTTCCGGCTTTCCGGGTTGCTGCACAGTCCGAAGAATCTCTTCTGTTTCTTTGTGTATGGCATAGGGAGTCGGGGTTGTGGGTTGTGGTTCGGTTGGTTTGCCCCAAGCCAGGTCGCGTAGTTTCGCGGCCTGTTCGCGGGATAGTTCGGCTTGAGGAAAAAGTTTTTGGATTTGCTCTTTGGTCTTGGCCTGCGCGTGGCGAATGGTTTCCACGGAGGTTTCGCGTGGTTCGGCTGGCGTTTCCGGCACCGTAGGCCGGGGTAGAGTCCGACCTGGTTCGGGCAGGCGCGGGGCGGGAATGCCGCGTGCCGGCACGCCGGGGATTGGCCCCAAATCGGGTGGCGGTTCAGGTACGGCACCCGCCGGGCGTTGCAGGATTTCGCCGGTGGCGAGCGGGCCTTGGAACGGTCCTGGTTTAGCGGGAGAAAGTCCGTGGGCGGCGGCGACGGTGGCAAAGAGCGCGCTGGCGGCACCGGAAGTGACGAGTTCGCCGATTTTGCGGTAATCGCGCTGACTGTCGGGCTTCCCGATTTCCTCCATCAATCCGCCAGCCACGGCGGGCAACTGACTGGCCATTTGCCCGGCAAACGCCAGGGAAATCCCGCGCTGTACTAGCTTGGGGAACGCACCCAGGCCCAAAGTGGCGATGCCAGCAGGTGAGGCAAAGAACATTGCCAAATCAGCAGCGCCCTTAACTCCACCGACGGCCAATTCTTCCACCTTGCCATGCACAATCGGTTTAAGTCCCCATTTTTCGGCTTGGTCCGGTGGCAGTTTGGCCAAGGCTTCGTTGTATTGAGTTTCCGCCTGCCGTTTTGCGGCATCGGCTTTTTGTTTTTCTTCCCGCGCGCCGTACAGTCCGGGCGGAACAGTGGCGCCGCGCAAGAAATCTCCGACGACGCTGCCCACGGGCAATTCAGGTGTGAGCCGTTCGCCAACAACCCGGCCAAGTTGCGCTTGTTTCTCCGGTGTGGTGGCCAAAGGCGCGAGCTTCGCGGCCAAAACATCGGTGGGGCGCGGATGAGCAGCGGCGTAATCGGCGAACGGTTGGCGTGATGGGTCTGTCAGCCCGGTTTGTAGGTAAGTTTCCTGATACGGGTCAAGTTTGATTTTGGACGTGTCGAAGCGCGGTGCGGGAGCGGCAGAGGGTTTCGGGAACCGTTTGTTGAGAACAGCGGTGATTTCATCCGGTTTGGCATCGTCCGGGAAATCTACCTGACCGACATCTTGAACTTCGACCAGCATAGATTTTAGGGTGTGGTCTGGTCGGCTGGAACGAGATTACCGTCTTTGTCCCGGATATATTTCAGTTGTGGTGCGGCGGTGGCTGGCGTTCCGGCTTGAGCTGATTGGAATGGCGTGGGGCTGAATTGGTTCACCCCGCCCGGTGTTCCTATGAATCCGGTGTTTCCGGCGGGTGCGGTAACAGGGGCGGTAGGTTGAGGACCAGCCGGCGATGGTGGTTGCACCAAACCTTGGGGATTTTTCTTTTCATCGAATTCGCGCAACTGCTTGGCGGCGGGGCCAATTTTAAGCATGTCGCCAGTCTTGATTGCGTCTTTATAGGCAGTGGCAAGCGTGGAGTGTAGCGTCTTGTCATAATCGGACATCGGCGCTGGTTTGACTGGTTTTTCTTCCGTCGCTGGCAGCTTGGCCAAAGGGAATTGGGCGCGAGCTTGAAGGGGAGGCGTGCCGGTGGCAACGGCGTTGGCGTAGCCGACGGTGTCGGAAATTTCTTTGGCTCTGGTTTGGACGCCTTGATGCAATTTTTGTCCTTCGAGGTCCAGCCGGTTTTTGGCGATGCCGAGGGTGGCTTGATGATACGCCTGAGTCATTGCCGCCTGGGTCTGGGCACGTTGGAAATTGGAGAGGATGGTTTCACGGTGGATTTGGGCTTCCATCATGGCTTGACGTTCTTGGGCTGCGAGCCGTTGCCCTTCCATACCGAGTTGGGCAGTGGCTTGGCCGGCAGATTGGGCAAGACGTTCGCGTTCGAGGCCGACTCGTTCGCCTTCGAGTCCAATTTGTTCCTGGCTTTGCTGCAAGCGCCGTCCGGTTTCAGCAGCGCCGACAAAAGTCTGGGGCGAAAAATTCAACCAAGGAGGTAGTTCCATAAATCAATAAGTTGGACTCTTGATCCCGGACACGGAAACCGTAGTTTTTTGCGGCGCTACGGGCGTCGGATTGAGCAAGCTTTGCAGGTATGCTTCGGCCTGTTGCGGGTCGGGTGCCGCTGCCATCATCGCGTTATACTCTTGAATTTGAGATTCGAGTCCGGGTTGCAATTGCTGGCTGCCCAAGCCGGTAAGAAATTGGTTGTATTGGCCGACGCCGGTTTGCTGCAATTGCTCGCTGGTCAGGCCAATGGTGGACAGAGCTTTATTTTGGGAAAGGCCGCTGCCGGGCATCCCGCCGGCTACACCCCAGGAAGCGGCCATGTTCTTTATGGCATTGATGACATCGGGCGACAACTGGCCGGCCAGGTTGCTGCCGATAACTCCGGCGGTGCTGCTGGTCAGTTGCGGCAGTTGCGGCACGGCGGCGGTGGATTGTTGCAGGGTGGACGGCGGCAGTGAAAGCGCGCCGGGCACGCCGCCGAAAATGGAACTGTAATTGGTCGGTGACGGACTGACGTTGAATCCGTAATTGGGCAAGGTAGCAGTAGCCATAAAAGGATTACATAAATCCAGCCGTGGTCCGGTTTAAACTGGCGGTGCCGAAGGGCTGGAAATTCACAACAAACTGATCTTCGGGGACGCGGTTGCGTAACTGATAATTAAGTTCGCGGAAAGCGGACGCTTCGAGGGCGAGGGCGTTGGTGAGGTTGCCGGCTTCTTTCTCGCGCAAACTCATAATCATGTCGCGGATGGCATCCTCGTTGTCAATCAAGACGAGGTCGTTGTTAAAAACCACGGGGATGAATTGGAGTTTGACGAGGGCCGAGATTTGCGAAATGCAGCAACAGGGTTGTGGCGGGCCGGCCAGCCGCAAGTGAATATATTCGGGCGTGATTTCCGTAGGCTGATATTCGCCCAAGAGGTTCATCAAAAGGGTGGTAGGGTCGAAAATGTAACCGCGAATGACGCCTGCCGTGATGTCTTTGACGATGCGTTCAATTTTGGAAAACAGAATGGGACTTTGCGTGTAGGGTTGGGCCAGGGTCAGAACGATGCCTTCCTGAACCGTGCCGTCCGGGTAAGTGGAAAAAACGATCTGGCCGTTTTCATCCAGTCCAAAAACCGTGACGGTCTTGCCGTAGTCAGAGGGTTGGGTGACATAAAACCGGACGTAGTTGGTGCTGCCGGCGGGGATTTGGTTGATAAAGGGAGTGGTGCCATCACTGACGGCGGTAAGCGTGCTGGGCCATTTATTCCCGCGCCGGCAACAGGCGATGGCCGCGCAAGGCCATTCCCCGAACGGTTCAAAGTCGAACCAGCGGTTGGCAACGGGAATGGGCTGGCCGCAACGATTGACGGCCAGGACAGTGCCGACCCAACGGGGCAGGACGAGGGAAGTTCCCTGGACACAAAACCGGACGGGTTGAACGGTGGCCCACCAGTCGCCGCGATTCATCAATTGCCGGATGGCGGCATTGGCCAGGTCGAGAAAGGTCGAGGTGGACGTGCAGGTGGCGGCGATGCGTTTGCAAACACCGGCTTTAAGTTGGGCGAGGATCAGCATTTTAATTTTCTATCGTCTGGTTTGGTCGGTTTGGCAATGGGGGTTAAAACGGGGGAGTGCCGGGCGTATAGGGCAAGCCGGCCCCGCCGTTGTAAAGGGCTGTGATTTCAGCCAGTGTCAGGAGCCGGTCCCAAAAGCCCATTTCATCAAATCCATAATTTCCATGCTGGCCACCACTGCCAAGTTGTAAGGCGGTCCCCACAGAAGGGGTGAAGGCCCCGGCGGTGGAAGCGACGAAGGTTCCGTCAAGATAGACGGACCACGTATTAGCAACTAAGTCGTCAATCAGCACGATGAGATGCCAGCCCGTGGCGGGGATAGTGACATTAAGAATGGCATTGCCGTAGTCCAACGTGAAACTCAGTTGATTGCTGGGGGGATAATGGTTAACTGAAATAAACGTGCCATAGTTAGTGGCTACGTTCATAGGATTGGAATGGTTCCCAGAAGCCCCATCAACATTTATCCAAAACGACAGGCTAAGAGGGGGTTGAAAACTCGCCGGAAATCCCACCAATGACCCCAGATAATCGGTGTTAAATATATTGACCGCCAATCCAATCTCTCCCGCCCGACTACCCACCGTGCCGGGGGCTGGCAACCCCGTACTGTCGTCATATTCCAAAAGAGGATAACTGGTGCTGACATCAAAGCGGGTGCCGTTGACTTCATCCAGTTTGTAATAGAGGACAGGCCCTACAACGCCGCAAACCGCGCCGTGGGAAGCAAATAGTGAGGCAATCCAATTTTGGGCGTAAGCGGTGGCGATGTTGTTTGCGTCGGTTATGGAAATGGTGGAGGTAAAGATTCCGGCGGCGACAATAAAATCGTTGCCTGACACGGAAAGACCAGGAAAGAGAGCGCCGGTCACTGCCAGGTTGTTTGGCGGGGTGCAAGCCGATGGAATGGTTAATTGGTCATTGCGGTAAATCTTTTTTGGCGAACCTTGGGCAACGGCATCGCATTGGGCTTGTTGGGCAGCGGCCAGTTGCAGCACTTGCTGGCCGATGGCGGTAATTTGGGCAGGCGTTGAACCGGGCGGGACCGGCAGGGAAATGGGGCCGGAGCAACCTTCATAGGTGATGGCGGGAATGATGGCGGGGTCCAAGACCGGGGGCAGGGGCAAGGAGAGGGTGCCACCGGGAATGGTGATGGTTTTGCCATTGATAACGGTCGTGTACGGCAGGTTTCCTAAAATGACACCTTCGAGGGAATACTGGTTCAAGTAGCCCTGAACGGCGACGTTGGGGACCGGGCAACTAAGAGTGTTGCAAAGTTCATTCATTGTTGCAAATGGGCGGTTCAAATTCCGGCTGCGGCTGGATCGAGGCGGCGGCTTTCAGGCCGTTAATGACGCAATGGCCGAGCACGGAAATGCGCAATTGAAACATGGTGCCGTACATGGGCGGCTGGTCGGTGTTGACGTTGCAATCGGCGGGGTCAATGGCCGGCTGGCCGAAGCCCATGCGTTTGCGGTATTGGGGATGGGAAACGGTGGGGTCAGTGGTGACGGCGGCACAGACAAACCACGAGTGCCAGGGATGCCAGCAGGGGTCAAAGTCGGCGCGGTATTCGACTTTGAAATACACCTTGCCGATGATGTCGTTGACGTAAAGCTCGCCGTCCTCAAGTTTGAGCAAATCGAACACCCGCTTCCCTTTCAAGTCGCGGAACAGCATCGGCGTTTCAATGACCCAGGCAATGGGCGTGGTGCCGTTGTCGAAATGGTCACTGCCGGTGGCGAGCAATTCGTAAATCTCAAAAGTTTTGGTGATGGGATTCTCACACAGGGCAAAGGCGCGCTCGGTGTTGGCAAAGCGGAGCAATTGCAGGACGTTGAGGCCGGTCCAAAGCCCGTCATAAATGGAATTGGATTTTTGGCCCAAGGAGGAAACCGCGTCGAAGTTCAGAGCAATCAAGCCCTGCCAGTAAACGCCATTGTTGCCGAGGATAGGATTGCTGGTCATCAATGAGCGGTTGTCGAACTCGATGGCGGAACAAAAATTCATCAAGTCAAGATTTTCGGCTTCGAGGATGCGCAGGACTTCAAAGCTTACGGGCGTGCTGCCCCAGCGGTTGAAATCCAGCCGGGACAGGATTTCGGAACGAATCTGACCGTCCGGGCTGCGGAATAAAATGTCGGCATTGATATTGACGACGGCGGTATGGCTGGACGCGCCCGCGCCTTTAAGGGCTTCGGTCAAAATGGGGTTGGTGACATTTTGCCAGGTGGTGCGGTCGGTAGGCGTGGCGCACGAGAATATATTTTTATTGGTGAACACCTGCAAAGGTCCTTGGCCCAAGGAAGCGTCCAAAATGGCGCTGAAAGACATGGCGGTGATGATAGCGCCCGCGCTGGGCACGCGGAACGCGCCGCCGCCGATCAGGAAAGTATTTTCTGTGACTTTGAGCACGGCGTCACGGCCCTGGAACGCGGGGGACCCGCTGGACCCGCCGACAATGTCACCGGCAATGAAGGTGACGCCGTCAATGCCGGATTGCCAGACGCGACCCTCGCCGTAAGTGCCCATGCGTCCGGGCGGCAGTTCGGGCAGGTTGTAAAATGTGGAGCCGGTCAAAACGGGCAGGGGCAGGAGCGTGGTCGGGTCGAGGTCGGCAAAGTCGTTGAGATTTTCAATGAGCACGGCCACATTCGAGGCGGGCGGATTCACCTGGCTGGAAACGATCTCATATTGGTCCATGACCGCGAGTGTTGGGTCTATGGGGATGACAATGATTTGTCCGACCGGACCCAAATACTGAGTCGTGGAATAAGCGATGGCGGTTGCACCCAAGGCGGGTGCGGTAAAAGAAGATTGAAGCGAGCCAACGACGAGGTTTGAGGCGTTGGAATTTTTCAACCAGACATTTTGATCGAAGAGGGGGGATGTTCCACCCGGACGGGTGATGACCATTGAATGCCGGTTGGCGGCGATGGAAACAATGGTCCAGGAGTTGCCGACGATTAACAGGCCCATGCCCGCCGCCACATAAGCCGGTATGGGAACGGTGAGGGAAACAACGAAGCGATGCAGGCTGGGCGCGCCGCTGGGCGAACCGGATTGAATCTCACCCAGGTATGACGGCATGACGACGAGATTGTAGCCAGGGGCATAAATCTTGCCGGGCAAGGCAGTAAGATTTTTGAGGGTCAACTGATATTGGTCAATGTTGCCGCCAACCTGAATGACCATGTAATTGGCGATTTTGCGGACATTGCCCACAGCATCCAATTCGTTGAGATTCAAAACGGAGTTAAGCAGGCCGGTGTAGGGAGCGGCCAGGGTGGTCGTGATAACGCCGCCAACGGGTGGCACCGCAAAAGTGGCGGCGAGCGTGCCGACGGCGGCGACCGTGACCTCGGAACGACGGGAAGAAACACCATCGTAAAAAACCGGGATGCTCAATCCGTCATCCGCAATCAGCCAGCGTTCAGCCTGCCACAGCCAGGCTTGGGACGCCGTGGCCGGGTTGGGATCACCGGGGATGGTTACTTCCGCGCCCGTGGAAACGAGGGTCGGGTCGGCGGCGGGACGGATGTCAAACAATCGGCCCGCGATGGATAGGACGATGGATTCGGAGTTGTAATCCGATTTAAAATTTCCAGCGCCTTGGAACAAACCGCTGCCAAAGGCACCTTGAATGAGGGCGTTCAGGGCCGGGTCGAGCGTGATTTTGCGGAACGGCGGGCGGTCAGTGGCGAAGTCGCCGCGAAACGTGGTGTTGACGGCAAAGGCGCACTGATTTTTAGGCAGGAGCGGCGGCGCGATGCCGGAATCTATGCCGAGGCCGAAATCAAGACAGCCGTCATAAAGCCAATTGGATTTTTCAGCAGCCACATTAGATTAGAAAGGCCCGAAGGCAACCAGCGAGGCTTCAACCGTGTCCAAAGAACCGGCGGTGGGGAGAGTGGAAACGGACCCCCAAACTTCCAAAATATCACCAGCAGTGCCGGCGTAGGCGATCAACGCCACGGCATAACCTGCCGCCGTGAAAGTCTTGGTGGTGATGATTTCGGTAAGGAATGCGCGGGTGCTGCCGGGAACATCGGTAGCGGTGTTCGTGCAGCGAATTTTAGTGGTGACGGTGCGATTGGCGGCGAAGGTGGCAGCGTTGTAATCGTACCGGACCCACGCGGCCAAAACGTAATTGCCGGTCGTCGGGATGGTGACTTGCGGAATGGTCGTGCCGAGGGCAAGCAGGGCCGGGGTAGCGGTCAGGGAATAAACGGTGCCATTGCCAAAAGCGGAAGTGGCGGCAGGAGCAACAACGCTTTTCAAACCGGCAGGCGAAACATTCGCGCCGCTGGTGATGGCATCACCCGGAGCGCCGTCGCCCGGATAGCCCAAAAACTCAAGTTGAACGGACGTGCTGGAAATCACCGCAACGACCTGAAAATTTCCCTGCTTGATGCCATCGCTGATAAACACATTTTGGCCAATGGCCATCCAGGTAGTGTCAGCCACCGCGACGGTGACATTGGAATTAACAGCGGGCAGGGTGAGATTGGCCGTGGTGAGAGTGAACGCATTGAGGCCGGGGGCACCGTCCGCGCCGTCCGTGCCGTTGGTTCCCGGCGGGCCGGGCGTATTAACGGTAACACTAGGGCAAGGCGGGCAACAATCGCTTAAAATGCTCATATTATATTACTTTTAACGTTACCGTTGAAGAGCGGGTTGTCTAGTGGCAAAGTGGGAATGTGATTTACACCGATGCTTATGGCCGGGAATGGCCGCGCAATCCCGGCGCGTTGAAAGTGGAATTCAACATGATCCGGCGGAAGTGGAAGGAGCACTTGGCTGGAACGGATGCCACTGATGATTTGCTGAAACATTACCTGGCCGCGCGCAAGTTGATTTGGCCCGACCGTTATTGCCACCGTTGGAGTGAACTGATTTACCGGGAAATTATCCGCAACAGCATCACCATTTTGATGGGGGCGGCAAGCAGCCAGAAAACCGCCCATGCGTGTGAGTTCAGCCTGATTGATTATTGGGTTTTCCCGGAGGAAACGGCGGTGTTGGTAAGCAGCACAACCAAGGATAAGCTGGAAGATGCGGTTTTTGGCGAGATGAAAAGTTTATGGAAGGCGGGCAAGGGAAATTTCCCGTGGCTGGCGGGACACCTGATTGAATACAAACAACGCATTGCGACCGATGACCGCGCGGCGGATTCGGAAGATGCGCGCGACTTGCGCAAGGGGATTTTCTGCAAGGCATGTTATGTGGGCAAGCAATGGGTGGGGCTGGGCAACTTCGCGGGCATCAAACAAAAACGGTTTCGCTTCCAGTGCGATGAATTGCAATTCATGGCCCCGACGTTCCTGGGTTGTTTGCCCAACATGCGGAGCAACACGGGCGCGGGCGGGTTGAAGGTGATTGGGTCCGGCAATCCGCGCCATGATCCCAACGACCAGCTTGGCATCGTGGCCGAACCGCTGGACGGCTGGCCAGCAGTGGACGGCCTGGAAAAAACAACGGTCTGGCCGATCAAGCTCATGGGCGGCGCGTGCGTGAATCTGATTGGTTTGGACAGTCCGAACTTTGACCAGGCGCAGGACCTTTACCGGGGATTGATTGGGCACGAGTACGAAAGAATCATCGCGCATGATTACGGGAAAAACTCGCCGGAATATGAGACGCAAATCATGGGCCGGATGCGGATTGGTCTGGAACATTCGCGCGTCATCACCCGGCAACTGTGCCGACTGCATCAAGCGCACACAAAAGCGGTGTGGAGCGGCAAGCCGCGCACGCGGATTTACTCGGTGGACCCGGCCTACGGCGGCGGGGACCGCTGCGTCGGCGGCTGGATTGAGTTTGGCGAAGGGGTAGAGGGCACGCAGATTTTGCGCGTGAATCCGCCGCGCACGCTCAAAATTACCGTGAACCCGAACAATCCGCCCGAAGATCAGATTGCGGACCTGGTGAAAGCGGACCTGGAACAATACGGCATCCCGCCCGAAAATTGTTTTTACGATTCCTTCGGCAAGGGCACGGTCGGTTATGCCTTTGCGCGCAAGTTTGGGTCGAATCCGCCGGTCCCCGTGGATGCCGGGGCACGGACAACGCAACGCCCGGTGCGGTTTGATTTGTGGGTGACAGAACGGGATGGCCGTCGCCGGCTGAAACGGTGCGAGGAACATTACAGCAAGTTCATAACCGAAATGTGGTTCTCAGTGCGGGAAACAATCGAGAGCGAACAGATGCGCGAGTTGCCAGAGGACGTGATGACAGAGGGATGTTGGCGTGAATATAAGACGGTAGCCGGTGATAAAATCGAAGTCGAACCCAAGGACGATCTCAAAGAACGCATGGGCAAATCGCCTGATCTATTTGATTGGTTAGCAATTGCGGTGGAGGGTGCGCGCCAGCGTGGTTTTAAAATACAACGTCTCGGAAGCGATGTTCCGGCTGAAAACTCAACATGGGATTGGTTTATGAAGCAACAGGACAAGCTGGGACGCCAACGCCGCGAGCATGAACTGGTGTTTGGAATTTAAGGCTGACTGCCCGGTGGCACTTCCACGGCAGGATTGGCCATTTGTAATTCAATGGCGGCTAAGGCATCGGCGGCGTGGAACATCTGGCCGACATCTTGACAAGTTAATTGAATGACGCCGCCGGGGATGAGAACCGACACGTCGCAGTTGCAACTTAACCCTTCGCGCAGGTTGTGGATGGTTCCATTGACGATTTTGTTGTTGTAGTTCCGGGTGATTACCGGGTCGCCCTCGTGGGCTTCTTTTCCATTGCGATAGTGCATATTTTTGTTTTGTTTATTTTTTTACGATGCAGTTGATTTCGGATTCGTGGATCATGCAAAGGTCGTGGCCGTCCACGCTGATTTTGCTGGCGGTGTATTCATTAAAAACGACTTCGTCACCGACTTTGACGGTCAGGGGAATGCGGACGTGCATTCCGATAAGTGTTCCCTGTTCAGACACCAGCCCCGGCCCCACGGCGACGACGATGCCCTGGGTGGATTTGGTCCGGGCCTGTTCGGGAATGATAATGCCGCCGATTTTTTCCGGGCCAACGGTTGGTTCTATAATCACCCGGTCATTGAGGGGTATCAGTTTTTGGTAATTGAATGACATTGGCTGGTGGTGAATTTTTAGATTTTAGAATGGACTCGGCGGTCGCAGCAGTTTGGGCCATGCGATTGGATTGTTTGATGGCCAGGAGCACGTCGGATTGCAGACCGCCCAAGATGGTATAGACGATGGCGGGATGGACGTTGTTCTTGGCCGCGTCGTTGACGGCGTCAATCACTGCCGTTTGGAATTGTTCGGTGGGGTTGTTCATAATTATCCATTGCCGGCGGCAAGGGCATCAAAGGCGGCATCCACATCGGCGAATGTCGAGGGCACACCTTTCTTGCCAGTGGTTTCGACCTTGCGGGTCTGGCCACGACTTGGCTCGGACTTTTCGTAGCCGGCCAGTTTTTCCGATAATTCTTTCTTGTCGGCTTCGCTCTGATTCAATTTGTAAATCAAGCGGTCGTAAGCAGCGGCACGATTGCGAATGGCGCTGTGCAGCAAGGTCAGTTCAGCAGGCGGCAACCGGCCATTGACGAGTTTGGCCTGAATGGTTTGGGGCAGTTTGGGAAAGTCTGACGGGTCGAGAACACCAAAGGCCAGGTCGGTCAAACGTGTGCCTTGTTCCAGTAGCGCGTTGCCTTTGGGATCGGCAGGGTCCGGCGCAAAGTACTGCGGATATTTTTCGGCGGCATGAGTGTTGGCAGCGTGCCAGCGGTCGCTGGTTTCCTTTTGCTGTTTGGTGAGAAAATCGCGCAGTTGGGATTCGCGTTCGCCGCCTTGCTTGCGGAAATCTTCGACGGCGGCGCGCATTTGGCCGTGCAGATCGAGCACCTTGTCACGCAGGACGGTAATGCGGGCGGCGTTATGGCCAAAATGGTCGGCAATGAATTTGCCGGCGGCGTCCTCGTCGGTAATGGCCATGAGCGCGTCCCAATCGGCCTCGGTGCCCTTGCGTGATTTGCCCTCTTCCACGATGCCGCCAAATTCGTCTTTCTGGTCGGGTTCCTTGACGGTCAGGGCGGTAATCAATTTCTGGCCTTGCTCGTAGGCTTTGAGAAACGGTTGCTGGTACTTGTCCTTGTATTCCTGGCTGCGTTCGTAGTTGGCGAATTTGAGTTCGTTTTCCAGTTCGGCGCGGGTTTTGTTCCAGTCGTCACGGGACTTGAGCAACGATTCTTTTTCCGGGTCGGGCTTGGGTTGGGAAGTTTTGGCCACGAGTTTTTCGTATTTGCCTTTCCAATCAGCGGCCTCGGTGCGGGTGCGGTCGAGTTCTTCGCGCAACGTGGCGGCTTTTACTTTGGCCGGCGGTGTAGTTTCGCCAGGCGGTTTCGTGTCGGGTACGGGCTTGGTGTCGCCGGACGGTTTTTCATCGCCTGGTGGTTTGGTGTCAGCCGGCGGCTTGGTGTCGCCGGACGGTTTTTCTTCGGGCGGAGCGGCAACCAGAGCATCGAAACCGGCAAAGGATTCAGCCATGTTGGGACCGGGCGGAACGGGTTGGGTACTGGCCGGGGATGCGGGCGGTGGGGCGGGTGGTATTTCGGGCATAATCAAACTTTGTGGTCAAGTTGGCCGGTTATTGGTGGCGGGGTGGCAACGGTGGAGGCGTTCAGGTTTTCCAGGATGCGGCGGAAACTATCCGCGCCTTCCTTACGCCAGCGGTTGGCAGCGGCAGTAGTGACATCGTTGGCCGGCGCGAGGGTTAAGTCATATTCCCGCGAAGCTGCGTCCAAGGCGGCTTGCATCTGTTCGCCACCGATCAGGTCATTGTAGCCGCGCGTGAGGGACCGCTCCTGACGGAATGTGTCACGGGGCGTCATACAAACTTGGGCTGGTTGCCACGGCCTTTTTTCTTGCGCGGGCGATGGACTTTAATTCTGCGGTCGTACACGGGCTGTTGGTTCACCAGTGTTTGGGGGTGACTGCACTGGCTACAAGGTTGATTGCCGGAAGGGGCGTTCATTTGCGGGATGCTACGGTTGAAGTTTTGCCCGCGCGTCCGGCACGTCCGGCGCGACCGCCGCGTTTACCACCAACTTTATCCGGGCCTTTGATTGCGGTGCTGTGCAGGTTTTGATTGGTGGCGTGGCTGCGGATCGCCTTGGTCAGAATTTTCTGCATAGCGAACGGTGCAACCGGGATGCCTTGGCGTAAAAAAGTGGGCAAAGCTGGTGTAGTGACGATGGACGAATCGCTCATACTTTAACGTTATCACACAAGCATCGGGTTTGGGGTTTGTCAACCCGCCTTCGTTAAAACTACGGCGCGGTAAAATGGCTTGCGCTGGTGGTGGTGAGTTCGGTAGTGTGCCAGAAAATAATGACTCCCGGCGAGCAACACGCGAAACAGACGGCAATTATGGCCCAAAATGTTCGGCATTGGCGCGCGGCCAATCCAAACCGGGAGACGGTCATTCAGTTCAATATCCCGCCGGGGGTGCTGGTAATCAGTTCGATCAGTGATGCTGTGACGCACCATTACGTCAGCACCAACGAAGCCGGGCTGGAATTGCTGAAAGCAATGTGGCCGTGGGGTGTAGAAGATGAGCCGACCGTGTTGATGGTGCGCGTGGCTTTGGAATATGAAACAACTCACAAACGAAACTGAACTATGCCCGTGCGGGCGACCGTTGCATTACACGGACCCGAAGGTCGAGTATTTAATCCGGGCAATGGTCGAAGAACTTGGGCCGGAAGTGCCGGTGCAGGTGGATGACCGTGCCTGGCTGGTGCCGCGCCATTACATTGCGTTGCACGGCTTGCGGGCACAGGAGTTGCCCACGCTGGGTTTTCGTGAAGTACCCAAATGTCCAAAATAAGATTATGCCAACAAAATTAAAACCAACCGCCAAACTCAAAGCTGCAAAAATAAAACTGAAACAAATCGTAGCTGCTGCCCGCGCTGCCGGGGCCGAAGTGACAATTTCTTTCGGTGACAACCAGATGCCGATGCGGATGCCCAATGACCCGCCCGACGTGACTCTATTACTGGATGAATCCGAGCGTTGTACTGTCTTGGGCAATCGCTGGCTCAAAGCACCAAAACCAAACCCGATTGCCGCCGGATTGTGCCTCAGTAACGGCTGGGCCTATGCGTTGGCTGCGGCCTGGCTCCGTTGCAAACTGCGCTGTGAATTGGAACCAGAAGAGAAGCGGCAGTGGATTCCGAATGTATCAAAATCCAAGACAAAATAACCCCTCACCCCGGCCCTCTCCCCGTTTAGCGGGGAGAGGGAGTTAATCAGCAACCGATGACGGTTCCAACACAATCTCAGGCGCCGGGATTTCGTCGTCGGTGAACTTGATGCCGGCTTCTTGCTCGACGGTGATCTCGCGCAGGATGTCGGCCAGGGCTTCAACGCTGGCTTCGGCCCCATCGGGCAGGAGGTCGGCTTGTTCGTTCATCTTGCGGGCAACTTCGGTTGGCGTGTCGCCAGTGGCCACAAGCCAACCGATTTCTTCAATGGGCGGGCCGTCCGATGGAAACCACAATTTGCCATCCAGTTCGCAACAGTCGGACACTTTCAGCCAGGGTTTGAGTTCGGGCGGACAGATAAACGAGGCCCAAGCGTCCGGTTCACCTTTGATTTTGACCATGCACTCGGCGGAAAATTTGTAACCGTAGTCAATTTCGACCAGTTCGCCATCAGCACCGTGGTACAGAACGTCAGGGACGTTTTTGGCGCACAGGAAAGAGGCGGTGGAGGGCAAGCCGCCGCGTGTGGTGGCGTCAATGAAGTAGGCTTCATCGTCGGTAACGCGGACTTCCATTGACCACTGGCCGCTATAATCAACCGAGGCGAGAAACGGCGTGAAGGCATCCAGGATATGCGTAAGTTCATCGGGCATTTCCCGTTGGTCGGTGACGGCGGCAAAGTAGGCTTCATCTTTTTTTTCAATGCCGTGCAACATAGTGGCCGGCCAGTGGCCATGCACGCAGTAAGTGTCGCCGCCGATTTCGAGTTTGGTTTTAATCTGGTCGAACACGAGAAAGGGGACATGTTCCTTCAAGCCGCCCAACCGCACAGCCCACAGGTCCAATTTTTCGGCATCCTCTTCCCAACTGCGCCAGTGTTTGGTTTCCCAGGAGCCACGCCACAGGGACACTTTGATGTATTGGTCCTTTTGGTCTTTGAGATAGTCCGCCAACGCGGACAGGCCGCGAATGGCTTTGTAAGGCGGGACTGCCAGGCCAAGCTCGCCAAGTTTTTTCAGAAAAAATTCACGGTCGAGTTCCAGTTTCATGCCGGCGCCGGTCCCCCAGACGCGGCAGCCTTGGGCGCGCAATTCGGCCTGCAAGCCGGCGTGGTAAATGTCCGGGAACACAAACAGGTCAATGCCTTTTTTGAGTGGCCAAAAATCGTTGCAGCGGATGATGTCGCCAAAGCCAGCGCCGATGATGCCTTCGTTCAGGACCGGATAACCTTTTTCCCAGGGCGTGTAGTAGAGGACGCGGCCAAACCCACCGGGCGCGGCCAGCCGGCGGGCGAGCGGCAGGAAAAAGCCGTGGTCGAAAACCAGACAAGTTTTGTTGGAAAAATCTTCACTCACGGCAACGCTTCAATTTCATCCGCGTATTCTTCCCAATCAACGCCAAGTTCGGCGGCGAACTGGCGTTCGCTGTTGGTGGCGTGAAAATGTTGCAAGCGGTACGGGGCGGCACGGTCGTCGCCCGGCGCAGTTACATCGTCACGGTCCCGGTTGGCCTCATACGCCTTGTCGAAGTCATCCACGGCCTGTTGGGTGACGCCGGCATGTTCGCAGAGGACGGCTTCGTGGAATTCATGGTCGGCGATGAGCATTTCGTAACGCCAGTCAGTCATTTTAGACACGCGGATTTCCAAATCTTCGCCAACGTAGAACCAGTCACCAGGAGTTGGGTACCGTTGCTCCGCGTGCGGGATGATTTTGATGGTGATGTTCATGGTATTTTGAACTGGTGAAACTTTTTGTCCACTTGCTGTCTGAGCCACGCAATGTCGCGTAACCGGTTATCACCACAAATTATCCACTCGTGATCGGTGATGGGTTTGCCAAAAACAAGATCGCGGAGTTTTCTGGCTTCCTGAAGCTGGTCATTCATGGCAGGATGTGTTTTTTGCGTTTAGGGGAACGGGCCGCCGTGCTGGACCCGCCTTCGCTCGGAAGCTTCGGCGCGGCAGGAGCCGGCGTTCCGGGTTTGAGCATTTGCGTTTCGGCCTGGCGTAGTGACGCGGGCACGGGCTGGGTCACGCGGAAAATCGGCGGATGCAGGGCGAGTGCGCGTTTTTCCAGGGCGCTGGCTGCCTTTGGCGACAACATCGAGCGCCGGACTTGACGGTCAATTTCGGCGGCGGTGCGGGCCGCGTCAATTTCTTGCGGGGAAAGTTCTATAAATCCCGGCCCCTCACCCCGGCCCTCTCCCCGTTTAGCGGGGAGAGGGGGAAGAGACGCAGGGGCGTTAATTTCTTGTGGTGTCAGTTCCATACTCGAACATTTGTTTCATGCGGTCGGCGGCAAGGTCCTGCAAATGCTTTTGGGCGTCCTGCTGCATCTGTTGCTCGAATTGAATCTGGCGCTGGGCGGTGCGCTGGGCGTGCGATTCGCGCGTGTTGTCGGCTTTGGCCTTGTTGAGCAACATCTGGCCTTGCAGTTTGGTGGCCGTTTCGGGGTCGAGTCCGCCACCGTTCTGACCTTTTTGTTTCTTGGCGGCTTCGGCGGCGCGTTGCGCAAGGGCTTTGACTTCATTCATCAACTTGGCCAGCACGTCCTCGTACTGCTTGACCTTTTCCGCGACGGTATGGTCCGGCGGCACGCCTTTGACGTGCATGGGCTTTTCGTCCTCGGCCAAGAGGTTGATGTGATTTTTGACGCCGTTGCCTTGCACGGGCTGGCCCTGGATGGTTTCACCGGCCAGGTTTTGCAGGCCGTTAAGTTCTTCGGGCGTGATGGGCGTGCCGCGTCCGCCAATGCGCTGGATCGTGACGGTGATGGCCAGCAACAGGCTCTCGACATACTCGGCATGATTGACGCCGTCTTTGAGCGCCACGGGCAAACCTTGCAGCATGACGCCGGCAGCGAGTTGCGCATCGTGGATCGAATCGCTGATGACAGGCTGTTCGGGCACGGATTGCCGGGCGAGTTCGTAATCGTCGGTGAGATTGGCAAGGCCGGCGCGCAGGAAATGGCGCTGCGCGGACGGGTCGAGCTTGTTGTAATACAGCACCATGATTTTATCCATGATGGCGGTTTGCAGCATTTTGTTGCCGGCGCCCATGACGCGCACGGGCTGGACGTTCCAGCGTTCAACGTTCAACGCCTCTTCCGGCACGCCAGCGCGCAACACAGACAACCGGAATTTGCGCACGTCGGCATCGCGGCTGTTGCGAAGGCAAAAGCGGCGGCAGATTTCGTCGTACTGGAATTTCTGATAATTGTAAGCCTGGCTGGTCATGCCGCTGACGAGGGCGGCACTGGTATTGATCTTGGCCATCGTGCGGGTGGCGGTTTCGTCCGGGCTGTTTTCCATGTCGAAATCCTGGGTGAAGGAAGCGGAATTGTCGGCCATGATTTGCCGGTTCTTGACGAGGGCCATTTGCACGAGGGCGGCGTCCACCTGCCAGCGTTCGTCTTTCTTCACAAATTGCAGGCCATCGGGCAGGGCTTTCTTGTCGGTGAGGTCCACTTTCCAGGCGCGTTCGGCATCGGCAGGATTGGTGATGCGGAAGTACTGCATCAATTGCTCGAAGGTGGCTTCGTCAAACTTGCAGTTGAGACGGTTTTGCAGGTGACAGATGGAGTACAGCAAAAAGCCCAACGAGCGGACGCTGTGATAACGGAAGGGAGCGACACAGGAACAATCGGCAAACTGAAAATGGACGGTCTGGTTGAGCTTGTCGCAATAGACCGGGTTGGCGCGGTCCTCGGAGTCGTAGAGGAATTCGGACTTGTCAAAGTTCCAAACGCCGTGCTTGCCCGGTTGTTTGGTCGGGCGCGAGTCAATGAGCGCGCCGCCAACACCGCCAACGCCGGGTTCGCCCCAGGCATCGAGGATGATTTTTTTGCGCCAGCCGGATTGCTTTTCCTGGTCATTCCAATAAAGAAACTCGAAACAATCCACGGTGGGGATGGCGTCGGACGAATAGAGTCCGCCGTCCTGCTTGATGCGTTCCTCCATTTTTTCAGGCGACCAGACTTCCGGCCAGGATGCGGACATGAGTTGTTTGGCCTGGTCATCCACCCATTTCACGCACTTTTCCGCCAACGGCACATTCCAGCCGGGGTCCACTTGGGGGCGATGGGTCATTTCCCAAAGTTCGCGCCCGGTGTATTGGCGGAAGCGGGCGAGAAAGGGAAGATTTTTGAGCGAGAGCAAAGTATTGGAGGGGACAAGAATATCTTCGACGCCATCGGCTTCGGGACACCAGGCGTAGGCGTCCGGCCAACTGGCCGGGGCGATGCCATGCAGGACCAGGAGAGCAAAGACACTGCGCCGCGTTTCCATGTATGGCAATGAACCCCGAATGATTTTGTTCAGGTGCGATTGAATGAGGCCGGCCCATTCGCGGCGTTGCCAGACGGGACCGTAATCCAACTCGACGGTGAACAGCGGGTCGGGCGTAATGAGGGCGTTGGACAATTGGCGGCGGGCATTATGCGAAATGTTGGAGAGGGAGAGGTCGTTGTAATTGACGGCGATCTGGTTGGCGGACACTTCGGGCTGCGAGTAAGGAGGCCAGCCGTTGGCCAGGTTATTGATACGAGCGCGATTTTGAGCGCGGGGCCAGTCGGCGAGCCGCATTTGCCAAACGACTTGCTCGACGGCTTGGGCATGGGTGAATTCCATCCCTTTAACGTTATCGGGGAATGGGTTTGCGTCAAGGCCGTGTAAAACGGCTCCGCGCCGTCACGCGGTTCAGCCGCGTGGTGCTGTCAGCACTTTACGCGGTCCCAACGGAAGCCGGTCAGTTGCTCGCCATCCTGAAAATCAGTGGCCGGCAGGAAGCCGTAACGGGGCAGAACGGTTTTAAGCTGGTCATTCCAAATTTCCCAAATGCAAATGATGTCGAACTCGGTTTTGGCTTGGGCAATGAACCGGCGAAACTGGCCGGTGCCGGGCTGACTGGTGCCGACAAACAAAATGTCCAAGCGGGGCGATCTGACTTTAACTAACCCGTCCACGCCGAGCGGTGAGACGAAGCGGCCAAAGCCAGTGCCGAGGGCTTCGCCAACGGGGTCAACCGTGAGCTTGCCGAGGACGGTCATGGGGGCAGTAAAGAAACAGTTTCGTGCGGCAGGTAATCGTCAAACTTGAGCGACATAAACTGGTCAATGTCGGCAGATGACATGCCTATGTTCGCCCAAAATTCCGTGCGTTCCATGCTGTATTGAGCGCGGACGGTTTTGGCTCCCCGCTTGAAAAGGTCCACGGTGATGTCAGCCAGCCCATAGGCCAGGGTGCCGAGGGTTTGAGTTGGAAAGGCAGCGTTGCTGTGCAGGCTGAACGTGGTTTCATTCTCGCCAATGTCCTTCCAGGAGCGCGCGAGTTTTTGCGGGAATAATTTTTCCTCGTGCAGTTGTTTCAAGGTGACGACATTGGACCACTCGAAACCCCGGCGAACGTCCAACGGCAGGACGGAAAAATGTTGGTGGTCCGGGGCGGGGCAACGGGATAATTGGAAGCTGAAAACCGCCCGGCCTAAAAACCAGAGTGCGCCGGTTTCAAGCCCGAAGGCAACCCAGGAAAGGGGCATTTCGGGAGAGATGGCAAAGGTGAATTTGTCCCGGACAACGGAGAAGGTGAAGTTTTCCATTTATCAGAGCCGACTCACGTCGGCTGCTACGGGGTTAGATTTCAATGGTATGGAATGGCCAGTTGCTTTTGAGAATGTAGGGGTCGTCTTTGGGGAAATTCCAGTTCTGATCCTCGCGGCCTTCGTGCTGGGGATGGAACACGACGCGGGCGGGAGTGAGGTCGTAACAATAGTTCCCGAATTCGGCCATGAAAAAGTTGAGCACCCAATTGTCCCACGCAATGCGGCCCATGCAAAAGCCTTCCGGGATTTTTTCGGCGGCGGCTTTCCAGACCGTGGGGGTGGCGGCAAAGAAGTCCAACCCCAAGTCCAGGAGCCGGGCGCCGCTGGTGTCGCCATCGGGCGGCAGGGTGTAACGCCGGCTGACCGCGCAGCCGGCGGGCCGGCTACGCAAGGCATCCTCGACGCGGCGAAAGTTTTGCGGAATGACGATGTCGGCATTGACGATGCAGGACCAGTCATTCAGCCTGCCGCAAAAGGCGGCGATTTTTTTGATGGACGGTTTGCCGTTGGTGGGCAGGAAAGCGGTGCGCGCGTCACGCATTCGCGGGTCGGAGTGGTTGAAGTAAAAAATCCGGGGAAAGAGCCGCACCCAAGAACGGTTGGCGGCAATCTGCTTGTCCCAGATACCGGGGGGACAGCCGTCAAAGGGGCGAAAGGAAGAGACGATAATCATGGCTGTAATGGTGGTGGAATTGTCGGCTTCAAGTCAACCCAAGTTCAGCCAGCATTTGGAGGGGGACGATGTGTTTTTCCTCGCCAAGAACCCAGATATGCTGGGATTGATCGAGCGCGCCGTGTGACCAGAATTGTTGGACGTGGTTGGGCGGCGCCACGCGGTTGGAAAATTGTTCAACCAAATGGTATTGTTCGCGGAATAGTTGCATGGCCACGTTGCCTAGCGTGACGAATTCGCAGAAGCCTTGGGGGTATTCGTTGCGGCAGGTGCGGACATAGTCGGGCACAGTCCGGCCTGTCTTTTCTTCCATCTGAGCACGCGCGGCGGCGTAAAGGCCGTGATGGTAAATTTCCGGGTGACACCGCATGGTTTCGTAATGGACAGGGAACGGCAGGCATTTCGTGGTGCATTCCTGCCAGCGGAGGACGCCGGGATGCCGGTAGCCGATGAAATGGAAATTCTCGAAGCGCAAAATAGGTTTGCCGTCTTTGATGTAAGTGTCGGGCGAGACGGGCGCGGTAAAAACACAGTCGGGGTCAAGGTGGGCAATAAAGTCGGCACCAGGACAGTGTTGATCGGCGTGCATGACTTGGTTCATGTGCCAAACCATGCCCAAGCTGGGCCATTCGTCGAGAGCCAAACAATGGACAGGAAGGGCGATTTCGATTCTGGCTTCATCCACCAGTTTTTGCAACAGGTCCAGGTCTTGAGTCGGCACCAAAATTGTGACGCCGGCAAAGCCGGTGGCAAATTTGCCGATGGAGCGCAGACAGTATTTCAGCCAGGGAAAATCCTTAGCACAGGTGCAGGTAAAAATTCGGGCAGTCATTTTAGATTGGTGAGGCTTGGCCAAAAACGCATTCGGCGCACGGCAACCGAAGCGATTTAAGATTCTCATGCCAGCCGGTTTTTAAATCAATACCAATGGCACTTTTATATCCCGGCGCGGCACAACAGCCGTAAACCAAACCGTTCGTCCAATGCGCTCGTGCCTGCCGCCCGCAAGGATGTGCGCCGCGATTATCGGCGAAGGTCAAATGTTTGGCCTTCAATATCCGCAAGGCGGGATAGTCTGTTTTTAAAAGTTCAATTTTCGCTGTGTTACTCGGACAACCGGGCCAAGCGTCCGGGCCGTAAAGGGTGGCATCAATGGAATCAAAGAACCGCAACGCCGCATTGAATTTGGGGTAAAGGGAGGCGTTGGTTTCCAGCCCAAATATGATGGAAGGGAAACGATTTCTGACCATTTCGGCAATCTCATTAAATTGCGGGTGGCAGGTTGGTTCACCGCCGGTCAGATTTATTTTTCCAATCCCTTCAAACCAATCAAGCGCCAGTTTGATTTGCTCAAGTGCAGTGTGGCGGGCAGTGCGCCAAAACATGCCATAAACGCAATGGGGACAAGACATGGTGCAGGCCGTGGTAATAGAAAGGTGCAGTTCCTTATACATTATTTAGCGCGCGTTTTTTAGCACGCAGTTGGTCTATGAGCGAGCCATCTTTGCACCGATGGAAGAGCACGGCGCCCGGCGGCACCCATTGGGCAAGGGATTGGGGCGAGGAAAAATGCGGGGCGGGGCCGGCGGAAGGATGGAGCGTGCCGTTGACCATGCCCCACCGCGCGCAAAATGACCGGCTGCAATCATGGGTGCGACCAACTAGGTCCGGGGTCATGTCTGAGTCGAAGGCCGTGCCATAGCCTGCCGCCATCGCGTGTGGCGCACTGTTGGCGAAATTAGCCGGGTAAATGGCGGTGCCGTTCATGTGGCCCATGCCCGGCACGACCGGCCCCATGATGGGGTGGCCACAGTTCCGATATTCGAGCCAGAGCGAGGACAACCAGTTAGGTTGAAGGGGAACACAATCCGCCTCGAACCAAAACCAAGGCTGGTGGCAGGCCGCTTGAATATGCAGGGCGGTTGACTGAAAGGCGATGTTGGCAGCATCGGGCCAGTTTTCGCGCACGGGCCGGGGATAGACAAATTCATGGACGTGGCGGAACGCGCGTTGCGCGGCGGCGCGCAGACGCGACATCCAGGCCGGGCCGAGTGAGGGATCATGCGAAAGGAGGCAGTCGAATTGGTTTTGACCGTCCAACTCAACCATCCAGTCCAGACATTTAAGCATCAAGTCCGCGTCTTTGACGCAAACAGGCAAAACGACCAAGAGCGGCGGCGGCGCGGACAGGCCCGCTTGGTCACGCAATAATTCAATGAGGGTGCCGTCTTTGTTGCGGTGAAAGAGGACCGCTTCCGGGTCGAACTTGGCCAGGGTGAAGGCGTGGCGGGGCGTGCCGGTTTTGGTAAACCGGAAAGTCGGCGGCAAACCTTGCTGGCCCCAAACCTGTTGAATGAGGGGAGTATGCTCAACGAAATCTATGGCCGTGCGGGACAGTTGGATGTCGAATGTTTCGGCGACGGGCTTGAAGAAGGCAAAGGCGGTGTCGGGATAAACGGCAATGCCACTCATCATCGTGGCCGGACAGTCCACGCGGTTACAGGAATAACGGCAGGCGAGAAAATCACTAACCGTGCCGGCGTAGGCTTTTTCCAAAGCATCAAGCCAGCCGGCACGGAGCGGGACGGCGTCCGGTTCCAGCCAGAGCCAGCCGTCAATGTTCTGCGTGGAACAATGTTTGGCGGCGGTAAGCCAGAGCGAATTGCTGCCGGCTATCCAGCCGGTGACGGCCTGACCGTTGGTGATGAATTCCGTGTGGTCGAAACTTTCGCCAGCCAGGGCCACGGCAGTTTTGGCTTGGGGCCAGGACAAGTCGGCGTCGGCAACAATCAAGGCCGAATGGCCGGGACAGCCGCCGAGTTGTTTGATCCACCGAAGCAGGTTGAACAGCAAAAAAATGTCCCCGCCGTGAACTGGTAAAACGCAGGTCATTTGAGAATCCAACAGCGCGGATCAAGTGCTTCCAAAGATTTTGGCGTCAGGTGTTTTTTTATGATGTCCACCGGGACGTGGACTTTGAGTTTGAGGGGACACAGGCAGGCTTCGCAAATGCCCAGGTTTGCGTCGGAAGGAGTCTTTAATTCCAGTTTTTGGGCGGTTTCAATCCGGCGGCGGATTGTCTCACTGGCGAACACGGTGAACCAACGGGTCAAATCGCCCAAGCCGTTTTGCGGACAGGTGGCGCAGATGACCGCACGAGGTTCGGCTTCCGCTGCCGGCACGGTCGGGAAACCTTCGCCCTGCCATTCTTCCAGCAAGACGGCGCCGGCAGACAGTTGCCGGATTTTATCGCCCACAGCAATGAGCGGCTTTAACAGGCTGGCCGTTTTTTTTGTTTCCAAATGGGTCGGCCCTCCTTTCCGCAGGACATAAACGTCCGCGCCGGGAATGCCCAGGACGCGGAGCGCGTTTTGTTGGTCAATGAAGTTGCCAATGGCGACGGGGTCCGTAGCCAGGCCCAGGTGCGGATTGCTGACGGCTATCCCCTGAAACCAGGTGACAGCTTCGTTGAAAGACCAAAATTGTTTGGTTTGTTTGACGGGGGCGATGGTGACGACAAATCCGCCGGGCGGACATTCGGTGCGCGATTTTAAACGAACAGCCATGCCAGGAAGGTGGCACGGGGACCGGGGAGTTTCAAGGCTTGGGGGGCAACTTAAAAAGAAAATAGTCCACGCCTTGGGGCAATCTTTGCCAATGGGTCGGGGAATTCGGATTTGGTTTGGCAAACTGGTTTATGAGCGACACCACGCGCTGGCGGTAAGTCTTGCGGGTGAAAATTCCAATAAAGGCTGGGTGCAGGGAAAAACTCAAATGTAGGGCGCGGTCCTGATCGTCAAAACCAATGGGACTTATCCAGATAACTAGCCAGTTTTAAAAAGCTCGTCAGACGGCTTCCATCCTCTGGCGTAACTGTCCGCCCGTTTAAGCCATTCCTTTATCCGATTTTCCGGCGGCACTTTCTTGCGCCAATACTCCTCAAAAAGAGATTCGTCAAGGTCGTGGGCCGCCTTGACCATTTCTTTTTCTATCGCCTTCAATGAAGTCAAAATGCGGTTTCCGCCGCGCTGTTTTCCAACCACGCTGCCCGCAGTAAACAAGTCCCGTGTTTGCGGACAGAACACGTTTTTGTATTTGAGAAAGAAAAACGCGACATCATTGTATTTTCCCTTTTCCCTAGAACCGCTCACTACTTGGGGGCACAGCAACGCGCCCTCCGCTCGCAGCCTGGTCTTTTCCCATTTGGGCAGGCTCATATACAGCTTGATTTTGACGGGCAACCCCGGTCCGCTTTCATCCTCCAGCCACCACAGCATTTCTCCGGGCCGCAATCGCCCGCGAGAGTATTTTCGGATGTGCCACATTTTCTGCTTCGCCGACAGCTTGTAAAATTCGTCGTAGGAAACGCCCATCGTCTTGAAAAGCGATTTCTTCTTGTCGTCGTCCATTTCCAAAACGAATCGCGGCGCGTGCGAAATGCGAACATGGGTGATTTTTTCTTCGTATCTACCCCACTTCACAGAAGGCGCACCGCCCATTTTCCCAAAGACGACATAAATCTGCGTCACATCCGGGTCGCGCATTCCTTCAAAGACGCTGTTGCCGACGCTTTGCCACGAATCTTTGTTTGTGGTTTTAACCTCCACGCCAAACCCATTGGCGCGAATGTCAGGAAACGCATGAGGATTGAAAGTTGGATTGATTTCAATGCGCTCGCCTTGGGCGACGGATTTCAGGACTTCAAAAACCCGTTTCTCAAATGCTTCCGGGGAACGGTATTGGGATTGAGGGTCTTGAATATCCTTGCCTAACTGTGAGCACGCTTTGTCTAATAACGTCTCAAACTGCGCCAAAGTCATCATGTCAGGCAGTCTCTTACCGCCTTCGCAATATGCCAAGCCAAAACCGGCGGCACAGCGTTCCCGACCTGCCTCTCTGTTTCCCGCAATCCGCCGCTGAAAATGAAGTTATCAGGGAAGGATTGAAATCGCGCCGCTTCCCGCATGGAGATTCGGCGGTCAAGCTCGTAGTGGAATTGAATGTTGCCGTGGCACTCTGCTCGCATCGTGTCCGCTGGCTTGTCGGCTTTAAGGGTGCGGTCGCCCTGCTCGCTACTTTTGGCGGCGCGACTCCAAATGTGATTGGTTGCCTTGTTCTCCGGCGCGTTTTTTAAATCGCCCACGGCTTCTTTCGCGGTGATCCACGCGGCGGGTGTCACCGTCCCCATTGGCGGGACAAACTTTTTTGTGCGTCCCCGCGTTCCAATGATGAACACGCGCTCGCGCATTTGCGGCACGCCGTAGTCCGCCGCGAGATAAATATGCGGCACTGGCACATCGTAGCCCAAATCTTTGAACGCGCCAATTATCTCATCGCAAAAATCCTTGTTGACCGGCATAAGCAAGCCTTTGACGTTCTCGGCCACAAACACGCGCGGTTGCGTCCGGCGCACGGCCTCGACCATCGCTTTGTAAAGATTCGTCCGCACGCCGTCAGAGCCTTTCAGAATGCCGTTGATTGAAACGTCCTGACATGGAAAACCGCCGATAACAACGTCGGCGGTTTTTGGCAGCGTGGAAAGAACTTCCCAAACGTCGTCACAATTTATTTCGTGCTTCAAGTTGGCTTTATACGTTTTGCACGCACTCGGTTTGATGTCGTTCGCCCACACAATGCGATACGGCAGGCGGTCATACAACTTGCCTAGAAACTTGAAGCCGCCAAGAAACCCCATGTCCAGCCCGCCGCAACCGGAGAAAAGCGAAACGACGGAAAACTCGTTCGGAATTTTCTTTCCGGCGACAGCCGCCGCAATCTGCCCGAAACTGGCGGGCAGCGGTTGAATCAGCATCTTTGTCATTTTGCGGGCTGCGGCAGGTTTTTGAAGCTGATTGTTTTAAGCGCGAACACTCCGCGATAACTACGGAAAAACGCGGCGGCTGCCTGTAAATGATTATTGAATTTCCGGCATTGTTCGCAGCGCGTGACATTATTTCCAATTGCAATCCATCCGCTACCGCCACATTCCGTGCATTTTGTTTTCATATTTCTTGAATGAGTTTTTTGTAAGGCATCGTCCGGCCAATCGCGCCGGTCAAAGTCGCCTTGATTTGTTCCCCGGTTGTCATTGAAAGCGAGTTTTGCCGCGTGGCAAATTCGTCAACATAGCGCGGCAAATGTTTGACCGTCATGTTGTGAAATGTTCCATAGTAACCGCGCTTTAGCAACGCCCAAAACGAATCAATCCCCTGCGTGTGCGCCCGGCCATTCACATATTCACCGGCGCTATGCTTGACTGCAACGTGTGAGGCGACTTTCGCGCCGATGTATCCACGATGGTCGTCAGTGTAAAGCGTCGCGGTTGGCGCAATGCGCCGGTCAATAATTTCGTGCAATACTTGTTTGCTGGCGACTTCGGTCATGGGGTTGCCTTCATTTGCATCCAAAAGGGCTTTCTCCTGGCAATTATCCCCAAAGCTTTTTCGCTATCCCCTTTGAAAATTAGAGCATGAACGACCGGGGGCGTGGTGATGAAAAATAATCCGGTAAGGCCGGAAAGCGAGTCAACGAGTGAAGCCACCTGCTTTTCAATAGTGGCTTCGTCGCCCGAAAGTTTTGCGGCCCACCAGGATTTTTTATCGCCACTTTCCCAAGCCTTGCCGCTGTTGTCCGCGTAGTAACGGAAGCGGTAGGTGACAATCCATTCGGTCAGGGTGGAATCATAACGCCAGCATTGAGCGGTGATGTTGCCGCCGAATGGCCATTCTTTGCCGGGGGGGACTGCCATGAACCACATGCCCAGGTAATAACGGCCCGACACAAAAACAAAACAAGTAGTGTCCCACGGGATGGCACAAGGGTCTTTTATCTGTTTGGCTTCGGCTTCAGTCATGGCAGGGGGCCGGTGTATTTAAAAAGGGCATTGCCGATTCTTTGCTTGTCGGCAGTCAAGGTTTCCTCAATCCAACCTTTAATCAGATTTTTCTCGTCGAGTTGGAACAGCGGAAACAGTATCCGGCGGACGATTTGCAGCGCCGGTTCAAAGCCGTCTCCATCTTTCGGCGTGACGGAAACGGACAGGTGTTCACACCAGCCGAGGGGTTCGGGCTGTTGCTCAAGGGAATAAACCAAGCGCCAACCGTCAAAAATATGAACGACAAAATTGGGGTCCCTGCCAATAGCGCGATCAAGCTGGTTCATGCGCCTCATCAAGCCGCTCAAGGTTTCCCGATGCAATAAGGCGTGCGCTCGCACCTGCGCGACACCGGCGATGACAGTGTCGTTAATGATTAGGACTCGTGGCTTCACGCGCGGACTTGGGACAGGTTGGGGGCTTGGGCCGGGACATGAACTTGCAGGGAAGCGATGTCGCGCATTTTTTGCATTGCGGCTTCGACATTATTATCCACGGTAAAAATGCGCTTATGAGGCCAACCCGCCATTGCCGTTTTCCAATACACGCCGCCAATGGCATTTTTCATAAAAACGACATAGTCACAACTGACGGGGATGGCACCGCCCCGGTGTGCAATGTCCACGCCGCGAAGTTCGATCTCAATTTTGCTTCGTTCCACTTGTTCCTGAAGTTGAGAGAACACTTTCAATTCAACGTGGCAAAAGGCGACCCGCACCAGACGTTTCTTTTCCAGGGACGCGACGGCCAGCATGGAGATTGACGCGGGGGCGGCTTTGGCCGTGGCGGAATGAACTTCGCTGCCATTGTTCACACGCAAGCCGCTAAGTCCTTTGATGATGCGGTCGGTTAATATGGCTGCCAAGGTTGGGGTGTCCAGCCGATTGGCCAGTTCGATATAGTCAACGGGTTTTTCGACCGGGATTTCAATAATCTGCGGCGGTAGCGGTTCAGCCAGAAGCGCCTTGGCATAAAGCGCCTTGATTCGTTCTTTCAGCAAAGGCACGACATTGACAGAAGCTAATGCCCGGTGCTTGTCATCGGTCAGACATTCTTCCTGTGATTTAGTCAACAATGGTCGGACGGTAATAAACGGGTCTTTGCTGCGAAGCCTGACAAAAGCTGCGGCCAGGCTTTCGATTTCATCTTCATTCCATTTGATTCGTGTTTTCATAGTGGTGGTATGTGATTCAGTGCGGAGAGGGTTTGATAGTAAAAGGTATGCAGGAAACCGAGGGGGAATTGTCTCATTTGCCAGGCCCATAACATTCGTCCTGAACGGCCATTGCCGTCTGTAAAGGGGTGCAATAGCTCGTAGGCGATGTGAGAGGCAAAGGCGGTGTCGGTAACTACCGGGGTAATGACAAGGGGGCGTTCCAGGCGGGAAAGCAGGCCGGTGAGTTGTTCGCGGATCGCCGGCCCGCCTCTGGCGGCAATCCGCCCGCCGATGACAACGTCCAAGCCGGGTTTGTCGCGCAATCTCGCACCGGGCTGATAAATTTTTACAAATCGTTCCAGGTCATGCACGGTGACTGTTTCCAGGCCCATGAAGCGGTGACACTCGGCAATCTCGGCGGTGGTGGGTTGGCGCAGGATGCCTTCGATGGCATTGCTTTCGGCGATAAAGGTTTTGGCGTCCATAAAAAAGGAACAGTCAGTGGCGTGCGTGAAGGCGATGGCCCAAGCTGTAATCCACTTGTGAGAAACTCAGCTTGTAGGGGTATGGCCAATACCTTCGAGCAAAGCTACGCACGCGGCGGCTGACTGTTCCGAAAGATTTCATGCCCTTAACAGAATTTAACCTTGCGCAGATCAACTCCGCATTGGGGACAAAAGTTGAAGGTCAAAATTCGGGACAGCTTTCTCATGGGACAGACTTTATTTAATGTTGGTGGTGGTCGTCAAGCACAATTTGGGCACAAAAAAGGCGCGTTCCGTTAAGGTCGGAACGCGCCGGGTTTGGTGCCTCCTGGCGTTATGGGCTGGTCAAATCCACCGTGCGATAAAATGCACCAGCAAAAGGCGCGTTGGTGTCAATGAAGATCATCGCCGCGTCAGCGGGGCAAGCCGAATTGGTGAATACCGGCTCCCATTGTTGGAAGTCTATTGACCGTTCAATCACTACCGAATAATAACAATTGGTGTCTGAGAGTGTTGGCCCGTCAATCGGGGTTACTTCCATGCCATAGTCAAAAGAGTCAACATTGGTGGCAGTAAAAAGCCACCATTGCCCGTTGACTGTAAAGGTGAATGAATAGGTGTCTGCGGTGTTGGTGAGAACCACTACTGACGGAGAGTTTGTAAATTCAGCCAGATTGTAACCGGCTCGAATCCACGGTCCCTGATCGGAAGCCATGCCGTAACTCATGCAAAATTTCGTAAAGGGTGGCGGGGGTGAGTCGTCGGCGGTCTTGGTTCTGACCACCATCGGCCCCATCGGGGGAATCATGGGCACCCAAACGATGTCTAGGTGCTCGCCGTTGGCTTGCGGGTTGAGATTGTTGGGAGGATTTTCGGGATTGATGAGCACTGCCACGGTTTCCAGATTGTAAACCACATAAGCCGTGAATGCGACAACCATGAGAATGCCGACCCAATAAATCCAGGCGCGGGCAGCGGTTGCGGCCAACAGTATCAGGGCGACAGTTTTTGTTTTGGAATTTTTCATAGAGAGACAGGTAGAGGTTTTAACGGGTGAAGATTTGAATTTCTTTGACGTGGCTTAACAGCACGAGAATTACGCCGTCCGCCACCGCGATTGCAAGTAACAGCCAGCGGTATCTTTTACCAAAACCGTCGGCCCGGTTGAGAAAGGTGAGGATTTTATTATTCATAATTTTTGCTTTCGTTTCAGTTTCGGTCTAGCTGTGCCTCAATTTAAACCCTGCTGGTGGTGGGTGTCAAGCGGGTTTTTCTATTATTAGGGACAGGGGTCGGACAGTCAATGGTGTGCCCGTCCGGGCCGATTTCATAACCCTCGGCGGCCCGGTCGGTTCGGTCCACCCTAACGGTGAATTTCCCGCCCCGGAACAGACTGGCCAGGGCCATGACCAAATCGCGGGCTTCCTCGTAAGCTTCCTGCCGGGTGCCGGCAAACGAAGCGGTCAAACCCGGCATCGGCTGGCCGGCATTTTTCAACTGGAAAACAAAGTTCATGTCCAATTCTTCTGACGGTGGTAAGACGCCGGGACACTCGCCCCGGCGCGCACAGGGAGTGCTAGACCGTCCCTGTGCTATACCACCACCACCAGCATAAGGCTGGATGGCCTGCCGGGTCAATTTAATTTTTTGCTGACTTGGGGCGTTCATACGGCTTGGCACCGAGTCTGGCGGATAAAATAGCATTGCCCGTGCCGTCTTTTTGTTTCTCAACCGTCTAAAATCCAGGTTTGACACCACCAGTATAAGCGCGCTAAATTCCGGGCATGATTGGTCCGGGCAAGTATGATTTGGAATGTGAGCACGTCCGCAAAGTCACTGCCGTGCAGGGTGTTCTCGTGCTTGTCTTGGGCGGGAACAGAGGCAGCGGCTTTTCCGCGCAGGTGCCGGCCATTGCTGTGGCCATGATCCCCGGTTTCTTGCGTGAAATGGCCACCCTAATCGAGCAAGATGCCAAGGAACAAATCGAGCTTGCGAAAGGCAATTAACATGAGCGAACCAACTTTCACCATCAGCGATGACGGCAAAGCCATCACCTGCCACCGTTGCGGCGCGACGAGTCATAATGCAAACGATGTGGCGTTTCACTATTGCGGGCGGTGCAATCATTGGCACGAAGGGCCGAACCTGTTGAACGCAAAAAGTGAAGCCGCATATTTGCTACACACGCAAGCGATGGGCAAACTCATTGCGCGCGTCATGCCGGGCGCGAAATTCTTTCTGACGACATATCAGGACATCGAGGGGGGACGAGTCGGGGTTGACAAGTTTGGGGTTTCAATTGCTACCAATATTCACAAAGCCGACATGCTGAAATTGTTGAAACTGATGGTTGCTCATGTTGAGAGCAATGCCGCGCCCGAAGTGATTGTTAAAACCGAGTGATTTTGTCCGGGCGGGACGGTCTGTAAACCCGTCCCGGACACTGGCGCTCCCTTGGATTGAAGTGTGCGCCAGGGCCGTGCCGTCTAGGAACGCGGCACGGCTGAATTTGTCCGGCGCTGGCATTGTTGCCGGACAAACCGCGCAATGCGGGGTGCTGTGTGCCGGGACATTCCCTTCCCAGGCACGCGGCAAAAAAAGCGCGCGGTGGTTGATTCCGCCGCGCGCTTTGATTTTATCCGGTCGGTTATCGTCCGGTTATCGTCCGGTTAAGTCCGGCTCTGAATGTTCGCAAGGCTGAAAGTTCGTATTGTATTGCTGGCGGGATTGGCACGCCGGCCTTGCGCAGTTGCCGTTTAATTGCACGCCGTTTGCCTGCCGCCCCGCGCGGTCTGCTGCCAGTGCATGGTCAAGGCGCATGGCCGCAATTTGGAATTCTTTTGACGGTGCCGGACTGTCACAAAGCCGGATTTCGAGCACGCCCGGACTGATTGCTGTTAACTCAACGGATTGGCCAGCATCAAAACCAAGTTTGTGAAGCCATTGGCCTTTCAGCCGAATGGTTGACGCGGGCGCGGGGTGATATTTCGCGGCGGGATTGAATGGTTCAACTTTTAAAGTGCGCTTCGATGTGGGCTTGCCGTGGTGTGGCGCTTTGATCAGGAACGGGGCGTCTTGTATTTTCATGGTCTGTTTTGTCTTTCCGGTTTGTAACGTCGTTGCAACAATAAAAGCGGTTTGAAGCGATAAAACCAGAGTTTTGACGGGACAAGTCAAAAGCGGGTTTGATTCAATAACTGTGCGGGTTCGCTTGTGTTTTAAGGGTTTTGTTCAAGGTTGCCAAATGTTACAAAAGCGGTTGCGACATCCGGTAGAACTAAAACCGGGGCGGTTTTGATTTGACCGCGTGTCTATTGGTTACAGTCCGCTTTTTGGCAAATAAAACAGAATTTTGTTTGACACTTTGCAACAAGTTTGCGACATTGATTCACCATGAAAACAGCAAAGTCGGAATGGCCGAAAACTGTCACGGTTGGCAATGCCTCCGTGAAAGTTTACCGGCGCATTACGGGTTCGGGCAACGTGGGATTTATGGTTGCCTATCGGGACACTGACGGAAAGCGAAAGTTTGAATCGTGCAGTGTCGAGGAACAAGCGATGAAGCTCGCCGAAAAAAAAGCGCAAACGCTTTCCACTTTCGGTGCGCGGGTGGCCGGCACGTCTGGCGATCAAATTGCGGAATTCGTTCGCCTGGGTGATGTGCTCAAACCGTTTGCCGTGTCGGTGGTGGCGGTGGTTGAACGTGCGGCAACGTGGTTGCAAAAGCTCGGCACGTTGGACGCAATAGACCGCGCAATCGTTGTTTCCGGGCCTGTTGCGGGTGCGATCATCCCGCGCACAGTGGCGGCTGCGGTTGGTGAAATGCTCACGCAAAAAGAAGCCAACAAGGTTTCCAAAAAGTATTTGCAGGACATCAAGTATCGGCTCAAAAACAAATTTGCTGTTGCGTTCAAGTGCAACGTGGACACCATAACCGCGCCGATGATTCAAAGCTGGTTGGACGGGCGAGCGATGCCCGCGCAAACTTACATGAACTTTCACCGGCTCATAAATGTTTTTTTTGAATTCTGTGTAGCGCGGAATTATTGCAGCGTCAATCCGATGACGGTCAACGGCAAAGCCAAAGTTGCAACGCGCAAAATTCGCGGCGGCGAAGTGGTTATTTACTCGCCGGTCGAAATGCAAAAGCTGTTGGCCAAAGCACCGGACGAATTCCGGCCAATGCTTTTAATCTCAGGCTTTGCCGGTGTGCGCACGGAAGAATTAAAACGGCTCACTTGGGCCGGCGTGGATTTCGCGGGCAAGGTCATTGTATTAGGTCTGGATGTGGTCAAGTCTCATCGCACAGCATCGCGGCGGGTTGTTCCCATGTCTGACAATCTGCGCGCGTGGCTTGAACCGTTTAAAGACAAAAAAGGTTTGGTCTGGACTGATGGCGACATTCATCACGCGCAAGAAAAGTGTGGCGTTGCGGCTGGCGTGCCGTGGAAGAAAAACGGCTTGCGTCATTCGTTTTGCTCCTACCGGCTGGCCATTACTGGTGACGCAACGAAAGTTGCTTTTGAAGCGGGCAATAGTGGCGCAATGGTTCACAGCCATTACAAAGCACTCGTCACCGAAGCACAGGCAAAAGAATGGTTTGCGATCATGCCGAATTGATCCCATATCAACACCCCACCACCAGCAAACAAACGCGCTAGCGGTCAACGTAGCGCGTTTTTTTTGCGTCCCGACAGGTCAAAATCGCAATATCGCGCTTTGCGGCCTGCGCGCGTCCCTGGGCGGTTTGACCTGGGCCGGGCCTGTCCCTGGCCAGTTCACCAGGGCCGGGCCTGCCTTGACCTTCGCGCGGGCCTGGGCGAGCGTTCCTGAATGGACACCATCAACGGTAATGGGCATTTACCCGGCCAGTTTCTCCCGGCTCGGCAAGTCAGGTCTGGCCGGGGCGTGAAGCAAGCGAACCAAGCGGCCTACATCCAGCGGTTTGTCTTTGATTCAATCGTTGCTATGCGCACGGCCTGCACTCAGTCTGACAGCGGCAAGCTCGTGATGGATGTCAAGACAGCGGTGGCACTGCACAAGCTGGCCGGTGCTTGGGACACCATCGCGGATCGCCTGCGCGTCCTGCGCGGCAAGGGTCTGCCGGCCTCGGTGCGGTCGAAGCCGGCCAAGTCTGCGGCCTCGGTCGAGCCACTTGAGCCGGCCTGACGTTACAACACCGTTGCAATGCTGGTGGTGTGCGCTCATTCCCCTTTGTTTTCAATGGTTCTGACTGGATTGCCAATCCACTACACGAAGGAATCTCTTTGCCGGCCAGACCGTCCCCGCCGGGTGCCGCCCGGTGCCCGCCCGCGCCGCGATGGGTCCCCCGATTCTATTGGAGGGGGAACGAGAGTAACCGCGCGGGCCAGGTTCGGTACCGGCCCACGCGAGGCGTTACTGTGCGCAACTGTGCCTTTGCCATGTTTGGTCTAACTCAGCTTTACCATTGCTATGCTGACTGCGCCCTGCCGGTGCGGAGCAAAACGGTGCTTTACAGTGCAATGCCCTGCCCATGCCAGGCGTTACTTAGCTCCGCCATTGCGGTGCCAAACAGCGCCGACCGGCGCATTGCCCAGCCATTGCTCCACTGAACTTAACTTCGCTATGCCCATGCTTTGTTTGGCGATGCAACGAAAAGCTATGCCTTGGCCGTGCTTGGCCTCACTTGGCACTGCCCTTGCGTTGTCCGGCCATGCGTTGCCTTTGTTTTGATCCGAAATGCCTAGCACAACCCTTGCTTCGTGTCGCCAAGCGCGGCTATGCCATTGCGTGGCGTAACTGCGCCCTGCCTTTGCTGTGTCGCGCGCTGTCCTGGATATGCTGCGCCTAAGCGGTGCATTACCTTGCCTTTGCCCTGCTGCGTTGAACAGCACAACGCCAATGCTTCGCAACACAGCGCATCGCCTTTGCCTTGCTCCACCAAGCCGTGCTCTGCCGATGCAATGACAGGCTTAACCTTGCGGCACCGGGCCGTTGCTGTGTTCTGCTTTGCTTCACCTTTGCGCAGCGGTGTATCACGGCACTTCACCTTTGCTTTGTTTTGCTCAACTTGGCATTGCCTTTGCTACGAATTACTGTGCCGTTTCTTTGCCCTCGCCATGCGACACGGAGCTTGACCCTGCCTTTGCTTGGCTTTGCTCTGACACGCTTTACAGTACCTTTACCTTGTCTTGCGTTACTACACGCAGTTGTGCTCTGCCTTTGCGTCGCGGCACGTCACACCACGGAACGCTGCTACACCTTTGCGCCGCACGGCCTAGCTTTGCGATACGCGGCCTTGCCTTTGCGAAACAGTGCTTCACTAAACGATGCTTTACTCTGGCTTTGCTATTTGACTTCTTTCCAACTGAACCGGCCTTTGCCGCTGTTACGCCACTGGCCCAAGCCGCGAAGTTTGCCGTAGTCGAGCCATTCATGGACAATTTTTTCATGGCCTTCATTGAGCAACATAATGTCGGCTTTAAAAGTTGTCCCTGCCGGGACCGTTTCGCTATTGGCCAGGGCGATACGTTCGCCTTGGGCGGTTTGGGCGCGCAGGGGGCGCTGACAATTCTGGCCGAGTTTGCCATCAAGAAAGATCATGCGGGGTTGAACGAAGATGGTTCCGTCAATGACCTTCTTATAGGCTTTAAGTTTATTGCTTAGGGTTCCGGGAACACGAGCGAGAGCGCCACAGGCGTCTTTGAAGAAGCCTTTGAGTTGATAATCGTAGATGAACGGTTTGCCGTTTTGTTTGGGGAAAACCGTCATGGATTTTCCTACAACGGCTTCGGTGCCGGAGGCGGCAACTTCATCCTCGATGGTTGTGGCGTCCGGTGATTTGCTGGCGATGAATTCGCGCTGGATGTCGGGGTTGGCACTGGCGGTGCCGAGCATTTCTTCGAGCAAGGTGACTTTGATTTTCAATGTTTTCATGGTTTTAGTTGATGGTTTATTTATTCCGGTATTGGTTGGGATTGGATTCTGCCGGCTTCTTTGAGAATTTTGGCGGCAAGTTCCGGCTCGTTGTAACCGGCACTGTGCAGGACCAGATCGGCGGCGTGTTTCAAGGACTCGATTTGGATTTCCCGGACCAGTAAAACTTTGGTCCGGTAAGTGTCTTGGGACAGGAATTTAAAGGCCAGTTCAGTAGCGGGTGTTATCATAATTTTGGTTCGGTTGGGGTCCACCAAACATTCCAGTTCCAAAGCTGCACCGGACCATAGGCGGTATCAAACCGGACTTGGAGTGTATTGGCGAAATCGTGAACAAAGCGGGTCATTTGTTCGCGTTGATCACGGATGCGTTTAGGTAGAACGCCGTGACAAAGGACATAACGTTTTTCGTGGTAGGACAGGCGGGTCCAGTCCAGAGTTCGTTGCAGTTTGGACAGGGTCATAATTTATGCCATGTTCCTTCAATCAGTTTGTATCCTTGTTGGGCAAGGAATTTGGCTGATTCGCCGAGGCAACTTTCTGCTTCAATCCATGCGCTTATCACAGAAGCGCCAAATGCCACGGGACTTTCATTTTCGCAGGCGATGGCATAACAAACTGTGCTGGCCCGGCCTTGCAGTTCGTCTCGGCATTGGATTAGGAGTTGACCGCCCATGCGTTCCTTGTGGTGTGGGGCCATTGCCGCGATGTAATTGTTCAACTTTTCGAGTAGGGTCATAATTTTGGTTTGGCTGTGTAATTATTTTCCCAGACGGGTGGTTCGATTGAGCCACGCCAGACGGTATAGGCGATGGCGGGGGCGCCGTCCGGGATGGGCTGGCCGCAATGGTCGCAAAGCAGGGTGGGCAGGTCGGAACGTTCGGTCTGGCCGGTTTTAGAATCGGTGATTTTGATGAAATGTTCGGTTGGTTTTTTAGCGATGATGTGAAGGGGACGAAAATGCCAGTGGTTGGCAATATCTTCGGGGTCAGGACCGGGCCATTTGTTGCCACAGGACTCACAATAGATTCGGCGGATGGCCATAGGTTCAATTTCGTTTGCCGGCGAGAACGGCTTTGGTGAGGGAATTCACGTTGCCGACAGATTCGGTGTCATGGGTTTTGACATAATTCAACCAGCACGGGACACAGATTTTTTTCAAGTTATCCGGGACTTTATCCGAAAAGAAAATCGGGGTGCCACAGAGGGAACAAACCGACTCGGACTGGCTCACGCCGGGTATGGGATGGATGGTGCAAACATGGAATGTCGCCGTTGGGGGCAGGAAACTGCCGGGGTAGATTTTCAGGGTATGCTTGCCCATGACGGGATTTTGGCCGGTTATGCTGGTGGTGTCCAGACTGATTTAAATTTTAGTGCGGCGCCACTACGATAGGGCTGTAACGGCCTCAGATCGTCCAGGACGAGACTTTAACGGTAACGCGGCTCTATATTCACCGGGCTGGGCTTGGACGCGGCTGAGAGCTTTCCAGGACGATGTTTCATTCTTGCGAGGTTAGATGCCACAGGCCGCAATGAATGCACGGGTAGGCGCGGAACTGGCGGGCGTAGCAATTGGGCCGGGCCATGACAACAGCAGCGCCGAGCATGGCGGCATCATGGGATTTGAACCCAACCTTGCGGGTCCGGCCACAACGGGACCGGCGGGGCTGGCGCTGGTCCTGAAAGTTTTGGGTCATTTTAAAACATTCTGCCGCACACACCATTTCCGCACAGCAAGGCGGCTTTGGGGCCGAGCTTGTTGCAGTGGCGTGAAGCCACTGGCTGACCACTAACCCGGTTTGCGATGGTCATTCAACGGATCTCGCAGGACCACTGCGCATCTAACGGATTCGGCGTGGTTCGCCGAAGCCGGGCTGTTGCCGCGTGCGGCAGAACAAATTATTTTTGTGATTGAGCCTGCCACGCCGATTCATATTTTTTAACCACTTGTTTTAATTCTGTGAGGCGGCTCAAGATACGTTCGGTTCTGTCCATGCAAAAGTGCATGTCAATTTGATTGCATTTGAGCAAGTATTCCAAGTCATTAAAGTCGGCTTCGTTAATTTTCAACAAAGGCCAGACCGGGCTTTTGTTTTGGAACGGTTTGCGGTGTTTTTTCTTTTTTAAGGACTTCATATTATTTTTTGGTTTGGGCTATCGGTGTTGGTTCCTCTTCGGTGGTGGCATTCGGTCCCCACAGATTTTGCACCGAAGCGGACACGTTTTGAGTCGAACAGGCATAGGCATGGGTTACACCTGCGAACCGGGCATAAGCCTCGCCGGTATTTTGATGGGAACTGCGCAACACGTTGCTGACACCCATAGTGCCGAAGGCAATCGCCGAGGTCGCGGCCCAACCTTGAAGTCCAACGCCGATGTAGGCAAATGTCCAGTGGGCTTGACCCTCCTTGGACTTGATGAGGACTTTGATCGAGTCACTTTTCCATTCGCGGGATGAATTTTCCAGTCCGTCTGTCAGCGTGACAAAGAGAACCTTGAACTTGCCGGTAGCTTTGGTTTCGGTGGCGCGGATGGTCCGGCCCATTGCGTCATACAGTGGCGTGCCGGCGCGCGGCGAATACGTTTCGGCAGTCAATAGTTTCACGTCCTTGAGCGGCACGGCGTCATGGACAATGTCCACGCCCTGGGTGTCAAACTGCGTGAGCGTGAACCGCATGGCACAGCCTTTATCCTTGGCGCACAGTTCCTTGATGTAGGCGTTGAAGCCCTTGATGGTTTCGTCCTTGCATTCCTCCATTGAACCGGAACGGTCCAGTAGAAAGGCAACGAGGGTGGGTTTGTTTTCAGTTTTGACTTCGGTGGTTTTCTTTTTGGTGTTTTTCATATTTGTGTTGGTGGTGGATTGGACAATGGCTATCCAAGGTCGGACAGCACAGACAGGAATTCTTTCAGGTCATGGACGACATAGACGGTGTGGCCGAGCTTGGCCATTTCCGCGTGCCAGCCAAGTTGAGCCAGTGAAGGTTTTTGACCGGGCCGTTTGGCTTCGACATAAAGCGTGCGGCCTTGAGGCAGAGCGATGACAAAGTCCGGTACGCCGGGTTCGTTGCGGGTCGGTTTGTCGGTGCGTGAATGAATGTATTTCCAACGGGGCCATTGTTTGTCGCAATGGTCTATGATGTCCCGGTGCAGTTTTTTTTCCAAAGGCTGACCGGCAATGGTTGCCGGACGTTCAGCAATGGTTGCCGGACGGCCAAGCCGGGCCTGCATTTGCTCGAATTGAAATTCGGTGATGTTGCTCATAGACGTTTTACAAATCTTTTGCAGGCTGGCCAGTTGGCGCGGTGATCGGTGCCCGGCCCGTTGGTGTCCCCGCGCAGTTCGCATTTGAAATAGGTTTTGGAGTATTGGCCCTTGCGAATAAACAGCCGGCATTGTTTGCACACGGCATTTTCCGGGCCGGGACCGTAAAGCCGGACGCAGGGGTTGGCGGTGAAGTTGCCGGAAATGGTGCCTTCAAAACCGGCTTTCTCAGCGGCTTTTTCAAACCACAGTTGCGCGTCCGGGTCAGGAATTTTGCCAGGATATTTCATTTCAGGCGCGGGAAGGCTTCGCCTTCATTGATCCGCACCACGGACATCCGGGAGCCGTTCAGGTAGGACCGTAACGATTTAATCAGCAGGGCCAGGACATGGCAGCGGTGCAACCGGGAACTGCCGACCTTGCTGCGGATGATGCGCTCGCGGAAATCACGGGCGGCATCCTGTTGCGATTCGCCGTCGTAGATGTTCTGAATGAACTTGTCCACCAGCCCGGCTTCGGCCTGGGGACAATCGCGCTTGGCAATGAAGGCCACGGCAGCAACCATGCTGGGGGCCACGATATGGAACTTGCTGTTCAGGTGATAGCAGATAGAAACCAACGGCTGCAAGACGGGGTGCTGTTTTTCCGCGAATTCAATGCAAAGACTGCGCGTGCATTGTGCCTCTTCGCTGTTTTTCACGCCACTGGAACAAATGCCGTCCAGGTCGTACAAAACAATCCAACGCGCGGCGGTGGCGATTTCTTTGCGATATTCACCGGACAGGGCATCGGCCACTGACCGTTTCTGGCCGGCATCAATGACCTTGTAGAGTTCGTCGTCGTCCGTTTCCATCAGCAAAAATTGCACGGTGGTTTTGGAACGACAAACGGCGTGCAGCCGGTGCTGGCCGTTGGCGATCCGGCCCTTGATTCTGACCAGACAATCAGGCGAAAGCCGCCAATCGCCGTTCTTCATTTCGTTGGCCAGCCGGTTGATGTAATTTTCAATCAATGGCCGCTGGCCTTCAAACAGGGTGGCCAGAAGTTTTTCCGCAATGGGCGGCGTGATGGTGATTATTTTAACGGTGGCTTTCATGGGGTGGTTGGTGGTTGGTTTTTAGCGGACAGAACCAGGGCCTTGTCTATGGTTTTCATCATGCCCCGGCATTGGGCGCGGAATATCTCGGTCGTGTGATGCGGTGGCGTATGCCGGTAGGCGTTGGCCAGGAGCGCCGAGAGAATGCTGAGTTCGGCGCGACCGGCATGGAATACGAATCGTTCATGGTCGTGGCTGTTGAGTTCGATGTTTTGGATTTTCATAGGTTTGGGGGTTCAGGTTAATCATTTTGAACGCGGCGGTGTGGGCTTCGGCCTTGGCGATGACACTGGCCTCGACCACCCGTTTTATTTCTTCACTTAATTGGGAACTTTTTTTCGTTCCGGTTTTTTTCATGGCTTGACCTTTTGTTGTAGCTGCTGTTTGAAGCACTCGACCGCGTAGGCAGTGGCGTTCCGCGCCAGCTTGTCCACTTTGGCCGCGTGCGCCAGACGCACGGCGTTTGCCCAGCATGACATAATTTTCGGTTCTGGAAGTTGCTCGACAAAGGGAAGGATGACGGTTTGCAAACTGCGGCTTTTGAGTTTGGCCAGGTCAACTTTGCAATTGTCGTAATGCCATTCAGTTTCGTTGGCCATGATCCGGTTGGCCAGTTTTAGAGCGGTGAAGGTCGGATTCATCTTTTTTTCATCAATCAAACGCCCTCGCGCGCGCGCGCGCGTTTGATCAATCAAAGGTGATTGTGATTGTGATTGTGATTGCCATTGCGGTGGCATTGCGCGGGCATGATGCTTGGGCATTACGGTCGCATTGCGCGGGCATCCCCACCTGCCTATCGCCCCGCGCTTGCCGTGCAGGGATTTTTCCGCATGTATTTTCCGGCACCGTTCCAGGGTTTTCAGACAGCCTTTATGTGTAAATCGCCCGCCTTCGGCTAACCAGCCTTTGGTCATCAATTCCCGGCGCACCGATGGCCATTCATGGTGGGGAACACGGCTGATTTCGGCCAGGGTGTTGGCGTCATCCACGGGTGGAACCCCGGTGGCCCAGATGATGTCGCAGAGCCGCCGATGGGCCAACTCGGTATGCTCGCGCATTCCGACCGTATCGGCCAGCATCACCTTGGCTTCGTAGTCAATGAAGAACAAATCGTTCATTACCCCTCGCGCTGGCGCAAATGATTTTCTTTCAGCCAACGGTCGGCTTCCTCGACGGGAATTTTCAAATTCCGGTAACTGAATTTCATGTGAGGCATTCCGGTGGCGAGCCATTTGCAGACGGTGGTTTTTTTTACGCCCCAGCGGTTGCCAAATTCCGGCACGGTGAGGACCAGGCGCACGGTGGCGGGGTTGGTGGAAATGCTGGTGGTGGTATTTATGGTGGTTTTGAGTTTTTTGCTCATACTTTTCCTAGCGTCATCATGTTTAGCGGGTGAATGGGGATGGTCAACGGAAACTTGCGCACAGTTTATGCACCAAAAAGGCAGCATCAAAAACAGTGATGAGTTGGTATCTGGTTGTCCCGCTATCTCCCGCTATCTCCCGCGAGCTTCCGCTTTTTCCCTTCGTCCCCCGGACTTATTCACCGGCAGGGAAAACGGCGGCCAAGGTTTTTCGGTTGACGAATAGTTCGTGGTGGTGGAAAATTGCCGTCACCACCATGAACACCAAATTGGGCAAACCAAAAAAGTCGGAGCCGAACCCAGCCCGCCGGAATTTAAAACTGCCATCCGGCACGGTCTTGCTGGCGACCCCGAACGATCCTGGCAAAAACGATTACAAATGCGCGCGTTGCGGTTGGGAATGGCCGGCGCGCAAGAAGGGGAGTTTGCCGGCCCGGTGCCCGCATTGTTTCAGCCCAAGCTGGAACAAAACCCGGGTGAAAGCGGCCATGAACGGGCCACAATGCCATTGCCAGTTTTGCGGGTGGGATTGGACCGCTGTAAAAAACAAGGGCCTGCCCGCGCAATGTCCGCACTGCAATCGTTATGATTGGAACGGGAAAACTGCTTTGCCATCAGCCAAACCACCCGGATTAAAATAATTTTATGCCTACCATACACGATTTGAAAAAGAGCCGGTTTTTAACCAAGGAAGATGTCGGACGCGGCATGTTGCTGACCATCAAAGGCTGGCATGAGGAAAATGTCGCCATGACCGGCGAAGCGCCGGAAAACAAATACTGTCTGGATTTTGAAGAGACGGACAAGCCGCTCGTGCTCAATACCACCAAAGGTCAAATCATTGCCAAAATTTGCGGCGATGAGGATTTGGCGAATTGGGCTGGCTACCGGATTGTTGCCTACCACGACCCGAACATTTCAATGGGCGGCAAGCTGGTCGGCGGCATTAGTGTCCGTGCGCCGCGCATTGCGTCTGTGCCCGCGCCCATGCCGGCTCCTGTGCCACGCGCGCCCGCCCCGGTGCGGCCTATGCCGGTTCCCCCATTACGCGAGCCGGTGGCGGAACTGCCGCCCGGAAGTGGCGAGGACGACGATGTCCCTTTTTAAGATGTGAAAGGTGTGGACGGCGACGGCGCTCCGTGCGATGGTCCTACCAACGGCAAGTCAACGTGTGTTTTGATTGTCTGTGACGCGGGGTAGAACAGCCTGGCAGTTCGTCGGGTCCATAACCCGAAGGTCGCGGGTTCAAATCCCGCCCCCGCAACCAACAGTTCAGCCCCGGTCCACAATTTTTCCGTCCTCAATCACTTCATCAATCAGCATGGGACTAAGAGGACTCATAGGACGAATGGGGAGAGTTTCCAGGCGCAACCGATATTTGCGCATGACCCAACGGTCGAGGACATCGCTGCGGCGAATCCGGTATTTCAATTCGGTTTGACGCGCGAGCAACGCGGCGTGTTTGACGCGGGCGTTCTGGCCGATGTGCGGATTATCAAACCAGGATTGTTCGTAGGCCAACTGGCGGGGAATGTCCATCAATTCCCATTCATCACAAGAAAAAGAACGCGGCATAAAGAGATTGGCGGTGCGGACAGGCTCCCGCCCAGCCTAACCTGTGAACGCCGTGTATGTAACTTCTACCCGTCGCCAGCACCCGACGTTCCCCGCGTCCGTTGCGGTCCATGAAAACGCCAGCGACAAATTATGTTACGGCTTGCTGGCGGCGTCAATCGCCTGCTTGATTTCAATGACGGCACCCTTGGCTTCCGCATTGTTGATGCTGCTACCCAGGATGCCAAGCACCTGACTGGCCGTGCCGGTGGCGAGTTGGTGCGCTTGCAGCCAGGACGTGATGGCGGTGTCATATTTTGTCCCACTTGGCAGGGTCTTGATAAATTCGCGGATGGTTTCAACTTCCTGCGCGATGGCATCGGCGGTGTTGCTCTTTTTCTGGCCGCGCAACTGCGCCCAGAGTCCAAGCAGAGCGAGCACGCCCATAGAGGCCATTGAGCCGATGCCCGGAAAGAAGGTGTTCAAGGCGGTGCCACTGGCCTGAACCGTGGCAACGGTGGTGGGGCTGGTGGTTAACGTATAGGCGGGAACCTGCACGACGGCTGAGACGATATTTGTTTGTTCCACCACAACATTCTGTGCGTTGGTGACAGTGACGACGTTGGTGTGAAGGACGGTGGCGTCCACATAATTGGTCTGGACGACATAGACCAGGTGTTCAACGGCAGTTGGAGCACTGGGATTGGAGCCGAACATACTGCATCCGGTGATGGTTAGCAATACGGCCAGGACGAAGCCGATTTTTAACTGGGTGATTTTTCTCATAGTGTTTATTAACGCTGGTGCGGGTTTGGCCGGGCGTCAAGGGGCGGATTTGTTTTTGTGGGCATGAAGTGATTCGGGGCAACGATTGCAGGGAAGTTGGTCGAACTGCCGGTCAATCTTGTTGAATTTGGTATTCAGCCACCAGGTGCCCGTGACCACGAGGCTGATCCACCCAAGGTCGGGCAGGCCGATGACGGTGCCGCACAGAATGATGCTGCCGAAACACAAGGGTAAAAACAGGTTGTTCATGGGTGAATCGCCATCCAGTCAATTGATCCGGTAGCAACGGTCATATTGAAAACGCAATTCGTGGTTGTTTTATTCGACACATAACTGCCGGCCAGAGCGAATCCGTTGCCAATAGCAACAGCGGTGTAGTTCGTGTCCGGGAAAGCTGTGCCGGGGAAGATGGCAGTAAAGGAGGTCAGGGTGATTGCGTTGGTGGTGCCGCGCTTGATGACGCTGGTCAGATTGGTCAGGCCGGAGCCGTTGCCAGAAGTCGGCCCCAAAAGTCGTATTCCATTAGGGGCATAAACCGTATAAGTATCACTCGTTATACTGCCAATGACGGCAGGACCAGCCGACCAGACAAACGAATTTGCATTTGTTGCGGCAGAATTGTAGCCAGAGGCACTACTCACAAAACCACTTGCGACCGTTCCCGCACCTTCGGAGTGGCTACTTTCACCACTCGCGATTGTTCCGTCACCTTCGGAGTGGCTATAACTTCCACTAGCAGTAGTCGCACTTCCTTCTGCGTGGGAAGATGAACTGGAAGCTATTGTAGAGGTTCCTTCTGCGTGAGTATCATCCGTGCTTGCGAGCGTCGCACTTCCTTCTGCATGACTATTATCACCTGAAGCAGTATTATTTAATCCCTCAGCATGAGACTGCAAGCCACTTGCTTCTGTTCCATTACCTTCTGCATGAGCGAATGGGCCATTTGCGACTGAAGCACTTCCTTCTGCATGACTAAATATCCCGCTAGCCGTTCCGCCTTGTCCTTCCGTATGGCTGGAAACCCCAGTTGCAAAAGAACCAAGAGGCGAACCCTCTATGATTCCACCATTTGTTTTGATAATAAACACCGTCTGGCTGGCCGGATTTGTGAAAACAATTCCAAAGTTGAAGGTGTTGGTGACAATCCTTCCGACCCAATTAGTCGCTGCATTGACACCCGTCAGGCCGGCGCCATTGCCATTGATGGGGCCGTTATCGAAGAAGAAGCCGCCGTGGGCGGAGGCGCGGAATTGGTTGCTGGAAGTGTCGGATTCTCCGCCGTAGGAATCGCTCCAAACGAAGGAGCCGGGGTAGTTGGCGGTGGATTGGAGGCCGGCGGCCAGGGAGTAATGGCCGGAAACGAGGTTGCTTTCGCCGCCGGGTATGGTGGCGTAATGGGCCGAGTTGCTGATGATATTGTAAATACCACCGCCAATAGCAGAGTTGTCAGCGCCGAACCCATTCACGTTGTTTCCCAAGATGGCATTGTCCGCGCCGCCCGCTATGACCGTGGATTGTCCATTGCTGATGGAATTGTAATAGCCACCACTGATGATAGCGGCGATTCCGTTATGGATGTAATTGAACTGACCGCCACCGATAACCGCACTCAAGGAATTCGTATCGTCAATAAGGCAACGGTCGCCGCCAACGATGACCGCTCCTGGGGCGTAGTTCGTATTCTCTCCCCCGCCAACGATGGTTGAGACAGGGCCGAAGGTGCAGTTATATCCGCCGCCAACGATTACAGCATCAAACCCTGCGGAGAATGGCCCGTAGGCATAGTTGATGGGCGGTCCATTGCTGGAAACAACATTGTTGTTCCCGCCAACGAGGACCGACGCGAACCCTTGTGCAGAGTTTTGTGCGCCGCCGCCCAGAAAGGCATACGGCCCCATGATTGAGTTGTTAGCACCGCCGCCGAGGAATGAAAATGACCCATTGCCCGTGCCCAGCCAGGTTGTATTTGAAGTGTTGATGGAATTGCCCGCGCCGCCAACGAGGACCGACCAGGGAGCGTTGTTGGAATTATACTGACCGCCCCCGATGAAAGAACCTACCGCTGGTTTCATTATGGCGTTGTGGTATCCGCTGACGATGGCGCTTTGTCCGGCATTTGAGATCAGGCATTGTCTGCCCATTGCGATCAGGTCGTAACTAATGCCGGTGGTTTGACCCTCGTAAATGGAATTATTGGTTCCACCAAGAATGACATCACCGCCAATTTGAGTGGATTGGAACGGAGCAGTGTTGGTCATCAAGTTCCCGCCGCCCAGCAGGATGGCGCCCCCCCCGTTATTGGGAATGGCATTGGTCAGGACGTTGAGGCTGAACACATGGAGGTCGGCATTCGGCGTGGAGTTGGTGTCGTAAGGATTCGACACGAAAGCTTTGGCGGGTGCCGGCATCAAGACGGCCAGGAATAAGGCGAGAAAAGTTTTCATATTATTGTGTCCACGTTGCACTGATGGGGTTCCATTGATATTGAATGCTGTTGGTATAATCCCAATAGGTTCCAGCACCGTTCGTCGGCACTTGGGTTGTGGGGGGACCGCTGCCGGCGAAATTGTTGATGCCGCCTGGTCCGCCGCTGGTGACGATCTGGTCAAGCAAGGCGATGAGGACGGCCAGTTGCATTCCGGGCGGGATACAGGAGTTGATGCAGACGGCATCGGCTATCAGAGTTTCGATTTGGTCGGAGGTCATAAATTTTTATGCAAGCACCGGAAGTGTAAAAATGTTGGAGTTGGCAGAAACACAGTCGTTTGAGTTCCGGGCAACCAGCAGGCCGTAAATAGGAGCGCCGAATATCCCAACGCCGCCGTCGAAAGTTGCGGCTCGGAGGTTCTTTGCCAAAACCTGTGAGTGTGTGAATGGCCCGCCAATGTTATAGCTCCAATAAAACATGAAGTCTTGGTTTGGGTCTTGTGCCGCCGTCCATGTAAGAAGAATATCGGTATTCGCCGTTCCAAATCCGGTAAGCACCGGAGCATCGGGGATCACACAGGGCGCGGGCGTGCTGACAATCTGGTCGAGCAAGGAAATGATGACCGGCAGTTGCATACCAGGAGGGATGCAGGTTTCAATGCACCGGGCATTGTCCACGAGCGTGGCCGGGTCGGTACTGGTGCCGGCAATTTGCGCGAACAGCGCGATCAAAACCGGCAGTTGCATTCCGGTCGGGATGCAGGTTTCAATGCACTTGGCATTATCAATCAAGGTGGCAATGTCCGTGGGCATCCTATTCCTCGGTTGCGGCGGGCGCGGCCATTTTATCAAAAGACTCGGTTGCGGTGTCCATTGAGGAACGAGACTTCGCGCCAGGCTTTTCTCCGTCTTTGCCTTCGGGAGTAAAGGAAAACTCGACTTCGGCCTCCCAGATGTGTTCAACCGTGAATTTGCCTCCCGGCCCCGAAAACTCAGCCCCGACTTCGGGCGGCTCGCCGGGGAAAAGGGATTTGGGGAGCAAGGCGGTTTCGGCTTCCGGTCCTTTGTCCTCGCCGGGCTTGGCGTTTGGGTCTGGCGTTTTGGGTTTTGCTTCCGGGGGTGCGGCGGTGTCCGCTGCCGGGCCAGAATCGTAATAGTCAGAATCTTCGGGCATAATTTTGTCCTTTCATTGCCGGTGCAACCTGAGCGCGCCAGCCGACGCGCCCAGGTCTTGTCCACCGTAGTAAGGGCGGTCCCGTCGTGGGGGGACCGCCACAGGGTTATGTCAGAATCCACGGGACCGTGACCGTGGAACAGGAGCCAACCAGGGTGATGTTGGCACCGCTGACGGCCCAAGTGCCCAGGACGCCGACCAGGGCGTTGAGTTGTTCCACCAGCAAGGCCAGGGTGGTCGTGCCATTGATGGCTTGGTGATCCACCGGCACGCCGTTGCACATGATGGTGTTCGCTTCGACCTGGTAGTCGGTGGTCGTGGTATTGCGTTGCGGTGTGAGGGTGAGCGTGTAGGGCGCACTGGTGTTGGTGCAGGTGATGCGGTCGTCGGACTCGTAATTCTGGGTGGGATAGCCAGGGTCGGACGCGCAGGTGTCAATTTCCTGGATGCACTGCGGTTCGGCCTTGTGGAAAATCAATTCCAGGAATTCGGTGTAGAGCGGACGAATGGCCATTTTAAAATCGGCGATGAACATGCCCTTGTTGCGCCGTTTGTTCTCGATGGTGTGGCCGTTTTGATCTTCGCCGAGGTTGTCCATGACGAATTGCCAGCGCCCGCCGAAGTTGCGGGAGCTAAAGGGCATTTCAGGATTGACGGGGGTGGCGTCGGCGACGAGGCATTGCAAGGATTTGCGGTGCCAAACGTAAGTCCAGCGATACAGGGCCTTGTCGTAGTCGGGATTCGGAATGTCCTTGGTGCCCGGAGCGCCGCCCGCGCCGCTGGATGGCAGGTTCTTGAACGGCAAGACAACCTGGTAGCGATAGGGCAGGCCGGGTGTGGTGCCGATGGCACCGAGATAGTTGAAGCGCAAGTTGAACGGGTCCGCGCGGACGACGTAGTTGCCGATGGCACCGGAAAAGGCGTACTTCCAATACTTGCTGGAAGCATCCCATTCGGTGAAGCGCCAGTTGCCGGTAATGGAGGGGATGCCGCCGATGCCCTGTTGACCGCCAAGATGGTCGAGTTCCCAAGTGGTGTCCATGTCCGTGACCAACTCAATGTTGGGCGGCATGTCCTTGAACGGCTGATGGCCGAAATAACCGACACGGCACAAAGGCTGAAACCGGGATTGCAGCATTTGGGGCGTGAGTTTCTTGATGGACGTGGCAGGAATGTCGGTGTCAAGGTACCATTCCTCATCGGTGTTCGCGCCAGCGAGCACCCAAACATAATTAAACTGGCCGGACGTGGCGTTGCCGAAATACCGATTGGCAACCCATTTGAAGTTGGCGAATTGTGCCGCGCGTTTGCGCAGAAAATTCGAGTTAATGGCGCTGGTGGCGGGTTTGAGAATGTCGGTGATGATCTGACGGAAATGTTCCTTGGCGTGGGTGACGTGCATGTCCTGGTCGTAGCAAAGCAGGGGCGTGGCCCAGGATTGTTCTTCGAGGAAGTAGGTCAGCCGGGTAGCGCCCCAGGTGATGTAATTCTCGACCTTGTCGCATGGAGTTCCCAGACAGTTGCCGGCTTGGGTCGGACGCCAGGTTTTGGTGACGTTGGGCCAGACGTGATTGAAACGGTCCAGCGTATGTTGGACGCCAGAGTAAGCGGGAAATTCGCCGGTTTCGACGTGAAGTATCCAGCCATCTTCGGGCCGAATATCTTCAAGGATGAGCTTGTCATAGACAGGCTCTTGGGAAACGAGTTGTTGAGTAAATTGACAGCCGGTAACAATGCCGGGGGTCGGACACGGGTTTGGCATAAAATCGTAACTACAAACCGCGTAAAACGCGGCACGGTTAATTTTGTTTGCTCGTGTGCCGCACAAAACGACACCGAGACTGACGATTTTATGGAGAGCGACTAACCCAGCCTCTCGGCTTACTCCGACGTTCCGAGTGCAAGACACCCGGCTCGGATGCTCATTTTCCTCTGTGCCAGACCCAGCACACCTTTAAGGCTGTTCTTGGCCGTGCAACCAAGATTTGTTTTTCGCACTAATTCACGATTCTCCGGGGTGGCACATCTGTCAAATTGTTTTTTTAATCTTCGCAAATCCGTCCACGAGGCTTTGCCCTTGAACAATTTATGAACCAACTCATGGTGGAAACGGCAAAGAACCAGGCAGTGGTGTGCTGTGGTGTACCAAATGTTGTGCGGGTAATAGCGGTGGTGAACATCATTATGAATGCTGAAATGTCCACAAATAAAACATTTTCCATTGAAGTTCCCTAGAACTTCCATCCTGATATTTTGCCATTGTTCCGACTTCAAGTAACCAAATCTGTAAGTGTGTTTAGCTGATATGCTCATCAAAGGAACGTCTGTGAAGTGGGGAAAATTGGCAATAGACCGGAAACAAAAAATGCGCGCCGGAAACAGCCGGCGCGCGGGGACTCCATCCAATAGTCCGGGATAAACGGTTGCCGGACCAAGTTTTGAGTTAGCAGGACGGGTGCCAAAGGGTGTGATTGTGTTCCTATAGGTACATGTAACTGGCACGGGAAAAGCTGACAAATCACCTAAAACTATGAAAATGACCTTCGCAATCATCGGCCTTTGCGTTGTTTTTTGCGGGCAGGCAGGGGCACAAACGAACCATATCGTCACCAATGAAATCGTGACCATAAGTGGCGGCGTTTACAAACAGGTTGAAATCAAAAAGGTTGATCCGTCGGGAATTGTTATCAGCTATTCCATCCCCAGCGGCGGGCTGGGAATTGCCCGTCTAAAATTCACAGACCTGCCGGAACAAACTCAAAAACGATTCGGCTATGATCCCCTAAAAGCCGAGGTGTTTGAACTATTGGAAGAAAAGTCAGTCCTCGAAATGCGGCAAAAATTAGTGGCGGATGAAATTATCCGGCAGCAATTTGCAGCGGCCAGGGAACAGTCCGATTTTCAGGCAAGGCACCTGATAGACTTGGAACAAGAAAGCGCAAAGTTTCAACAACAGCAAATTGAAATTCAGAGAAAGCTGGCGGAAGCGGCGATGAAACAAGCCGAAGCCGCCCAAGCCGCCGCCCAACAACCGCCAGCGCAAATCAATATGATTCAGCAACAAAAAACGACCGTCCGGCTGCAACACTGATTACGGGGCGGTTTGCCGGATGCCGGCGGCAGTGGCAGTGGCAGAGGATTGGCCGGCATAACCGTAACGAGCTTTTTCGGCGGGGGTCATTTTTTTAGCCAGC